ATAGTGCAAAGATTTTTAAAGCCGCGTTGATTTTTGACAAGTAGTAAAACATGACCGTTCTTTCGATCCTTTGAAACCTTTGGCACTATATATGCCTCACAACCCATGACAGGCTTAATACCGTGTTGACTACATGACTTTTGAAATTTAATTAGGCCGTCAATCGATCCATGATCAGTGCAAGACAAATATTTGAAACCCATTTTCTTTGCACGTTTCACGTAGTCATCGGGTTTGCCGAAGCCATCAAGTGTGCTGTATTCGGTGTGTATATGGAGATGAACAAAATCTTTGTTTTTCATTACATTGCCTTTAATTTTTTAAGATGGAATTGTAGATATTTGACTTGCCTTGATTCCGGCTGATCCGCGTGTGCCTTGGATTTCAAGTAGCTAATCCGTTTGGTAATACGGTCAATTGATTTTTTTACTCCATCTTTTTCATCCAAATTAATCAGCCGCCGAATGTTAATTTTACCATTCTTCTTCATCTTGGTATCCTTTCGTTGAGTATTCACTACATACAGCTTGTTGTTGTAATGGGTTTAGAATAATAAAGTCATCATATGATATTATTTTTATTTCCGATCTTCCACATCTTCCATATGATTCAGATATAGTCTCGAAATGAATGCAGTCATTCATTTTGCATTTCACTTTAACCAATGTGAACATCTAAAAATCTCCTTTTATGTTAATCCTAAACTAGCTATTCGTCTTTTATAATATGGTTTAACACGTCTCTTTATCATTTTACAATATTTTTCTGATAACTCGATTCCTATCCAATTGCGGTGTGCCTTTTCACATAGAACTGCTGTAGTACCTGATCCGGCAAATGGATCAATTACTACATCACCTTTTTTCGTACCCGCTAAAATACACGGCTTGATTAGACCTTCAGGGAATACCGCAAAATGGGCACCTTTATATGTAGATGAATTTATAGTCCAAACGGATCTTTTATTTCTCATAAGATCTTCAGCCATGTAGTCAAGGCGCGATCTCGCAAGATCTTTTCGAGTGCCGCCATGGTCGCCTTTGTTCATCATTGTTTTTCTACCACGTAAATCCGCTATATTTGCGGGTGTGCAAGGTTCCTTTATGGCTTTGTAGTCAAAATAATATTTTTGAGACTTTGATAATAAGAAGATATATTCATGGGTTTTGGTGCATCGGTCTGTTACCGATTCCGGCATGGGATTTGGTTTATTCCAAATAATATCTTGGCGAAGATACCATCCCCTTGATTGCAAGGCAAACGCGACTTTCCATGGAATGCCTACAAGATCTTTGGGTTTTAGGCCGATAGCTTTTGCGTTTCTTTTTGGGTCAACTGTATCAGGATGTTTACTACGATTTTTTGTAGATATCGAATCCCAATCATCGGGAATGCCATGCACGCCGCCGCCCCCAGCGTAGCTGTCACCAATATTCAGCCATGCAATACCATTCGGTTTCAGAATTCGTTTTACTTCATTAAATATTTGTACTAAATGATTTACATATAAATCGGGATGCGGTTCAAGACCTAGTGAACCGCGCCATGCGCCACAATACCTACAAACTTGGGAGGATGACTTATAAGATGTGCTTTTCATTTGATCTTTATTACTACCCGAAAGTGTTGACGTGCCGTGGTCTGTATGTGTTCGCCGTTTGATAATACGCTTGCCCCAATCGTGACCATTTCTGATATAATTTACTTCAACAATTGTGTTGCTGTTATCAGCAATATATTGCTTGCAATAACCAATGCGCCGTTCATCCCATATTTGCGGGATTGTGTCATAATCCCTTAACCCCCAGTATGGCGGCGAAGTAATACAGGATTGGACGGATTCGTCAGGTATCTTCCGCAATATCGCAAGTGCATTGCCTTGATATAGTTTTGATTTGCCTACTTTGAAAAAAGGTTTAATCCGTCTTTTTATTTTTCTCATCCACAAGTGCTTTCATTAAAAGATTTTCAGATTTGTTTAGTAGTATCTCTACAAATGCCCTTTTGGTTTCGTAAAGGTCAAGTGTTCGCCCACGGCCAGTGTAGTTATATTTCCAAAAATCAGGATGATTGATTATCCGCGCCAATTCACTGAATATAGCGGCACCGATCATTTGTAGTTTTTTTTGTGATAAGCCAATGCGGTCAAGATCTCTAGACAATTCCAAAGTTAAATCCTCTTCCTCTAATTCTGGGCCATTGAAAATTAAATCAGTCATTATCCCTCCTCTAGTGATGCAATAACATTGTAAACGGCAAGCACCAAACCCGCTTTGCCTACATATTGAAAAGAGTCATAAAAATTATTTATGACCATTGCGGCAACCGCATTATCTTTGTCAATCAAGACCTTGCTCATATAGTCAAGCACTCTATATCGAATGTCTTCCGCGTCACCGTCAAGCCCTTTCACTATCTTCATCAAACCCTTATAGCCAGTGCCTTTGAGCAATGCCTGACAGAATTCATTTAACTTTGGATCTTCCATCGGATTGTAATTTGCAATGACCTCTTTCATTCTTTGACTACTTTTAAGATTTATGATTTGATTCAGTATAACCAAGGCGGAGCGCGGCGATCCTTGACTTGCCGTAGCTATTTTTCTGACAATGCTGGATGCAATTGTCTTACCTTCTTTTCGGGCAACGTATTTGACTGCTTGCATGATCTCATCATGGTCAAGTGTTCTAACGGTCATTATGGTTGATCGTGTTTTAATGGTATCAAGAAGTTTCTCTGGATTGGTGGTGCATAAAATGAAGTAAACATTGGGTGGTGGTTCTTCAAGTGTTTCAAGCATGACATTTTGAAATTCATTGTTTGCTTTGTGGCATTCATTCAATACGATGACCTTGCCACTTCCATGCATAGGTGAATATCTAAGGTTTTCAAGGATTGCCCTTGCATCGTCAATTTTTCTTTGCGTGCCGATATTTAATTCGTAGACATTTCCTTTTCCGACTTTCAGCATCTTGGCAATGATCCGCGCCAACGTTGTCTTGCCGCAACCACTCGGGCCTTGTAGTAATATGGTCGCCGGAAAAGAATCGGGATTTCTAAAAAATGATTTCAAGGTAATGACTATTTGCTTATTTCCTACAATACGTTTTAAAGTTTTCGGCCTGTATTTTTTGTCTAGGCTTGCCATGATTTACTCCTTTTCTAACCGTTTTCTGATTACCCTTAACGCGGCTTCAATATCAGGTTCGACAAATTTCATGCGGGATATGTTGTGTTCTTCATAAATGATCGATGCCAACATTGCCGCCTCACGCATTTCCGATGGAGTAAAATGAAATGCTTGAATATTAGAAACCATAATATCTACAAGTGATTTAAAATGCGGGTCATGTTGATATTTGTCGCGCAATGTTATTGGCATAATTACCTCCTGTCACCCGCCGAATCTTCACCATTCAAGCGGGTTGTGATATTTGCGAGTGGGGTTTTCCAATACATATCTTCGCCTGATGCATTGCTACCAAATCTTTCAAATTTGCATTGCAAAATATCATCGACCAAAAATTTTGGTGTGGGTTTGCTACCCTGTAAAAACCAAATGGTGTTGTATTTGTCTTGATATCGCTCGATTTCTCTTTTGACAAATTCACCCATGATTCACTCCTATTGATTTTCAACCCATCCGATGAAAAGGAAAACTAGCAATGTAGTAATTGCGCCGAACCATGCAAGCAATCCACTTCCTGAAATGCTTTGCAATACCACGCCCACAATTGCCCCGATTACTACACCAAAAAACCCGAAAAATAAATATTCAAACATTGCAAACCCCTATTTGTTATAGGTTGCCAAAATGTGTGAGAATCCTTTTTCAGCGAAGATCAATCGGTTGTTTTCATCAATGCCAATATCGCATTTTTTGGAAGATAAATTTTTCAGTGCTTGTGATAAGTAAACAGGATTGACCGACAGATCTTTGGAAATACTACCTTTGAGTGTGCCGTTTTCCGTATTCTTTCCAAATTCGTTTTGTGCCTTGAAAGTATAGGAATTGTCTTTAATAAAGAATTCCATGGCGTAGTCAATCTCTGAAAGGCCTTCAGCAAAGAGTGATGCTCGGTCTAGTGCTGTCAAAAATGATGACTTGGCAACGGTCACTTTTTCATCATAGGAAAACAGGTCTTCGGCAATCTTAGGATATTCATCGATTCCCAGCATGATCCGCGCAAACACATCACCCTTGCGCAAGTCAATATAGGTATCCTCAAGCATGTACCGCAAGAAGTTATTGGCAATTATGATTCCGCCGTTGTCACCACTTATAGTAAAACTTCTGTCAAACGAATCTGACATTTTATATTTGCTGATCCTAAAATCGTCTGACGTGTAAATGGTATCACCGTCAATACCAAATGTAGTCAAAGCTGGATTCAATGATTCTTTTGGCAAACAGAAACGGCACAATTTCAAGCCTGTTTCGAAGTCATCCGGCAAGTCATCCCATCCGTCAAGCGGCGGATCGATATAGGCAATGTCTTCATCCTGTATCTCGGCAATCGTGGATTGAGACGATTTGGTTTTGCCTTTCAGTTTGATGACTACTTTGCCATCCTTTTTTGACATTGCTACTTTTGTGGATGCCGGAAAATAGGATATCAGATTGTAAAGTTTATCGAATGGTAAAACAGCCATTTCAATATTGTGGTCAAAACTGAATGCAATGTAGCATTCATCATTTTGAGCAATGATTTGATTATGAGCAAGCATTACACAAGCGGTCTTTTCACGAATGCGAATTGACTTCGCAATATCCTTTACCGAATCCAATGCTTTGAGCAATACCCCACATTCATATTTCATTGTGTTGCCTCCTTTTTGTAGTTATTTGTTTTTGGCTTGTCCGGGTAGTACTTTGTCAGCCGTTCTATATTGCAACTTTTTCAATTGCTTCATTTTCTTGCGTTTCTTGTGTTTCTCTTTTGATTGTATCACATCTTTACGATCTGTTAATCCAAATCCAGTATTCAAAGCACGATCTGATTGCCTTAGTTGGCTGAAATAGGAAGTACTTACATAATCTTTGGTTATCAAATCTATAAACTCTTCTGCTGATCGCCCGATAGCATTGTGTTTGTAAGCATTGTGACTTAAGGATGCACCTGTTTGTGTGGTGCGGCGCAATAGATTCATAAATCCTTTGAGCATTTTCTTGTTCCAGTGTTTTCCTACATATTCGGTTTTAGTCAATGCGTTCAAAGGTACATATTTCATAGGCAATGCCGTGGCACCCGATTTAATTACTTCATTTAATCTATACCAAAATTCTTGCGGCGTATCCTCAAAGTTGTAAAGTACGTAGCAATGATAATTTTTTGCAAGGGCATATTTATGACATAACTCCATTGCGCGTTGGAATGGGCCATCCTCTTCCATGTTATCAAATGCCCAAAAGATATATGAAATTTTTAACTTATTAAATAGTTTCGCGTTGCGTTCCTTGAATATACGGGTATCCAGAGAAGCAAAGAAAATCCAAAGATCCTTGTAGCCATTGACATAATCGCCAACCTCATTTTGATGTTTCCATGGCAATGCTGTAAAGTTATTATCGACAATACAGATATTTTTTAGACCGACTTCATATCCAGCATCAATATGTTTTTTCCAACTTTTGACAATACTAAATTTTGGTTCCAAAGATTTGACTGCGCAAAACTCGCATTTGCGTGGGCATCCGCGAGAAGTCATTACGGTGCCATGGTGCGGTTTTGGGAAAAGAGTGTAGTCAGGCTTTTGAAATTCCGCTTTTGGATAAATACCGATCCATGGCTTGATTCCAGTTTTCTTTTTAACATAATCACTCATCATGGTAGCAAATATGCCACCCACAAGGATTTCAGTATTCGGAAAAATACGTTGTAGATATTTGATGGTATTAACTACTATTTTTCCATGATATGTAAAAACGGATGTTACATAAATTTTATCATAGTGCTTCGGCTGAATCATAGAGAAATAGTGCTTTGGATGGTCATGGATGAAGTTAACTCGGTCGCCACGTTTCAAATGATAGGTGGCAATCTTCTGCAAACCAAGATTTAGATTGGATACTTTGTAAGGTGGTTCGACAAGTAAAATGTCCTGTTTTCTTCTTTTAATTTTTTTCGTCATTTGATTCTCACTTATATTTAATATTTCTACCCATGGTGCGCCGCCCTTTGCGTTTGCCCTTTTTGTCAAGTACTCCTATTTTTACATTTCTTTCGAGTGAATCCTCAATTTCGGATCTGTCGGTCAGGCCGAACCCTGTAGATCTTGCTCGGTCACTTGAGCGCAAGTCAACAAAGTGTTTACTACTGATACGTGGTGCATTCAGCATTTCAACAAATTCTTCGGCTGTTCTGCCAATACGGTGATTTTTCCACTTCTTGTGACCCCTATGAGATAAGGTTGCGCCAGTAGTTGACCACTTGCGCATTAGTTGTTGAAAATTTTTCAGCATGGATCGCGTCCAGTGCTTTCCGATAAATGACTTGTCAAGTGCGTCAAGCGGAACGTACTTCATCGGAAATGCATTTGTGCCGCTTTTAAATATCTCATTTAACCTATACCAAAAGTCTTCGGGCGTATCATCAAAATTGTAAAGAGTGTATGAAGTAATATCTTTTCCGACTTTAAGTTTTTTGGCAAGCCGACAAGCCTTCTGGAAATACTTATCAGATTGCATTCCATCGAATGCAAATCTCAATACGGGTATTTTAAGCTTTGCCATAAGTTTTGCTTTTTTATCTGTAAACAAACGGCAATCAATTGCTTGATTAAAGTCAATGGTCATATCAGGAAATTTTAGTAGGAATTCTGTAACCTCTTTTTGATGGGAATATGGGTTTGCAAGGTAGTTGTTATCTTGTATATTCAGATGGCGCAAACCCGCCTCATAACCCGCAAGTATTTGTTCACGCCATTTTACTTCTAAAGAAAAACCCGGCTCCAAATCTGATACTGCGCAAAACTCGCAATTCCGTACACACCCACGGGAAGTAATACAACAGGCTTGCTTACCCAATGGGAATATAGAGTAATCGGGTTTGAGATCTTCAACTTTTGGATATAAACCAGTCCACGGTGTAATTCCTGTTTCTTGCTCAACATAGTCAGGCATAAGGGTTGCGAATATTCCGCCGATCATAATACGCGAATCAGGAAAAAGTCTTTGTAGATATTTCACGGTATTTACAACGATCTTGCCGTTGTAAGTAAAAACAGATGTGACATAGATCCTATGGAAATGCGGTTTCTTGCTGAACGTGAAAACGTTCTTCGGATGGTCATGGATAAACGTGACTTTATCACCACGTTTCAAATGATATGTAGATATTTTTTGCAATCCGAATGGTAGATGAACGGCGCGGTATGGGGGTTCGACAAGTAAGACATTGAGTTTTTTCTTTGCCATGGAAGTACTCCATTTGTTTGGAATGTAAGTCAAAAAAATGGGTGCGGCTTTTACACCGCACCCAACGGCGACAGTTTTAAATAGGAGGATTAATCTTATTTATTTTCGCCGCCGATCTGAAATTACTTTTTGTTAATGCGAATGACTCCTTTTTTGGTTTCTTTCGCAAAACCCAATCCGATCAAAGCCTTTGCCATCACGTTAACGTATTGCTTCGCAATGGACTCGCCGCCAGTGGCACCCTCTTTTTTACGGACTTTAATCACATTGTCTACGATCTTTGCAAGGGGTGTCTTTTTGCCTTTGATTTTGGTGAAGGCCGATACAACGATATCGGGCATCGGGGTTTGTGCCTTTTTCTTCGCGGCTTTTTTGTCAGCCTTTTTGCCTTTGGCTTTTTTGTCAGCCTTTTTGTCAGCCTTTTTGGATGACTTCTTTTTGGTTTCCTTTTTCGCCTTGGCTTTTCCTTTGGCTTTACCTTTGGCTTTTCCTTTGGCTTTACCTTTGGCTTTTTTGGATGACTTCTTTTTCTTTACAGGTTCCGGTTCCTCTTCATCATCATCATCATCCTCATCGTCATCATCCTCATCGTCATCATCATCGGATTCCTCTTCATCATCATCCTCATCGTCATCATCGTCATCATCCTCTTCATCCTCTTCATCCTCATCGGATTCATCATCGTCATCGGATTCGTCATCGTCATCCTCATCCTCATCATCGTCATCGACAAGGCTTTCATAGAAGTCAAGGACTTTATCAGGCACCTTTGCGGTGTCACCCTCATCGTCAATTTCTTCGATGGCGGAAATGAAATCCTCTTGCAGATCTTCCGCATCCTGATCGATATCAATTTCATCGACCAATTCCAGCTTGTTGATTTTCTTGATGTTTGCTACTAATTGCTTTTTTGTTGCCATGGTAAAATACCTCCTTATGAAATGGGTTTTGGTTTGCGGATCGAAATGATCCAATTTCAAATTATACTATATTATAACATCAAAAAAATGTCAGTGAAAAAAAATGTGACATTTTTATTATTTTTTTTCAAATCAGTACCTTCGGCAAAGCCGCTAATGCCGCGTGTTTCCCGAAGGCCACCCAATTCCAATGATCGTAGATATCTGAAATCTTATAAATACTGTAGTTGTTATAAATCAACACCATAGTTTTCGGGCATTTTTATTGGGTACGTAGTCATTTTTTTGTTGTACCAAAAGGCACTGTCAAGGAAAGCCCTTGCACAAGTTAGGTTTTGAGTTAACATGACTTCTAAATTTCTGTTAAATGGTCGGTGCCGATGGTATATTATATTGACGCGGCAAAGATTATTTAGCGTCTCCTCTTCAAATTTATTCACGGCAAATTTAGCATCTAAGTGATGGTCTTTTGTTGATGCCTGCGGGGTAACAGTATGGTCAACGGTTCGCATAATTCTTCCGGCCTTTGTTGTTTGATCGGCTGATATAACTAGTGAATCCATTTCTTGTGCAAATCCAGAAGATAATTTCCACATATGATCATAGTCTTGCCACGTCATTTCTTTGTTTCCCGAAGTTGGTTTCAGAACATCAACATAGTCAATGATTATTATATCTACAGGCCAATTATTTTTATCGCAATATTTTTTTGCAATATTAAAAGTGTCCTCAATGGTCAATTGGTATTTTGGGAAGTACTTTATTTGTAATCGACCATTGGCACCCCTTTGTTTCAAACCTTTGAATGCCCTGTTGCGTACTTTTCGAGAAACCTTTTTTATTGTTCGTGGTTTGTAGTAAATTGATGGTCGAAAACGTTTGTATAGACCGTAGTTATAACGTTCGCGGTCATTACGACAAATGGTGCATGGTTCCCAATTCTCTACAGCTTTGCTGTCGGCAAACAATTGATTTTCTTCTTTGACATTTTCTCTTTCGTCAAATATTGTCAGTGGGGTATTGTTATTGACAGTGCGCAACGGCACTGTTTTATATTTACTACCTCTTTTGACTCTTTGATTTGCGGTGCATTTATTCATCTGATTGTTTAAGCAATCAAATTCTGGGATATATACTACACCTGCCGATTCTTTTGAGGCGGCGCGGTTTGTTGCCCATGGAATAACCCTTTCATCATTCATATCATCTTCGCTCATTTCTGGGCAAAAATACATAACATTTCTTTTTTGATAAACAGCCGCGCTGATTGCAAGGTCAAGTAGGAAATAGCTTTTACCTGACTTCGTTGTGCCACTTAGAGAAACAAGCCATTGCCGTTTAAGCGGGCCGATCAATGCGTCAAGCGCACCGTCAAATCGAAAAACATCTTTTGATGGTTCTTTTAATTTTCTGTAGTAATACTCTAATTGGTATTCATGTGATAATGTATCGATCATACCAAAAGTATGATCAGGCGGGTCAACCGTAATTACATCATATTCAGATATAAGATCTTCCGCCTCACGCACATTGCCGCGTTCAAGTTGCATATCAATTTTGTCGGAGATATCTTTGACTTTTCGGGCGCGTAGAAATCGTGGTATCATTTCAGTGATGACATATTGCGGTGAAACAGAATAGCCTTCGCGTCTTGCTTGATATTCTTGCGCCAATACGATTAGCAAATCCTCTTCGAGTTGCAATTCGTCGAGATCTTTTATTTTTGCCTTCTCACCATCATGGATGAACTTAATGGCGCGGCGTGGTGCTTTGCCGTATTGTTTGAAGTATTTTAAAACAGATCTATATTGCCGCCGATAAATAGGAGTCAAATATTTAAGTTTCAGTTGACCATCCTCATAATACCGTGAAATTGCTTCGGCCACATTTGTATTCATAATACTGAAAGCCAAGATGTTCTTCTCATCTTCCGCGTCAGGCAAGGATCTACGAGTAACTAGATCTCGATATCGTTTCGGCATTTTAACTCCTTAAATTCCCAAAACTCGCTTTATGTGTTGTCTCAATGTGTGATTCCAGAATCGGTCACTAGCATACCAATGCAATTCCTGTTTTGAAACGTCTTCATATTTGATATATTCGCGTAAACGGACTCTAACCGTCTCATATGATAAGGCATGATCTTTTGCCATCTTCATCGCTTTATTAGCCAATACGATCATTGTAGCTTTTGTGTCATGGTCATCACCGTCAAACCATGAAAAAATATTTTGCATATCTCTAAGTGCTTCCTCTGGTTCAATGTCATTAAGGGTTTTGCGTAGTTTTGGTAAATTCAAAAGGTTGATTTCAATCCATGTATCTCCTTTTTTTTGAAATAATTCACGCCAACTAGAAATATTGTTTTGAAATAAAAATTTGCCCATTATGCTTCGTGGTTCAGCAACAAAGAAATTAAGCAAGCGTAATTTATATTTTGTAGTAAAATGAAATTTAAAAAGGGGTGATGTCATGTAGGAATGGGCTTTGTCAATCAACTTTTTTATTTCATCGACTTGATATTTCTTTGGTACAGTGCGATTACGAAAGGCTTGTTTGATCGGTTTAATCAATGGGGTTGATTTAACTACTTTTGCAAATGGAAAATTATATGAATTCCAATGGTCAATCACTTCTTGTATATCAGGATCAATGCGTCTTTTCAAGGTACGTGTTTTAGGTTTTTTATTTTGCAATTTCTTCAATGCTCTTTTTTTAGCAATGCGTTTTGCAACCATGTTATTTCCATTTTTTAATTTTACAAGTACATAGTTATTATATATAATAACTGTATTTAATATATAATATATATAACTCCGTTTCGCGGTTTTTCTTGGAGTATGCACATTTTTTGTGCGGATCGATATTCGTTTGACCACTTTTTGTGCATTACCCTCCTCACTAAAAAACCTTATAAATAGCGGGTTCACACGTAGGTATTTTTTATTGCCGTGACCGTTTGTTTTTCGATTAATTAATTTTAATTTTTTGAGTTGGTGAAGATATTTTCTTGCAGTATTTCGGTGGTCGTCTGGTTGGAATATGAACCACTCTTTTTTAAAGTTAGATTCACCAAGGATTTGCGCGAAGTAATGTTGTTGCATCCTTGTCAGGTTATCAATAACATCGAACCAATCAATTTGCGATCTACGGCTAATACGCCTTGTCATTGTATTTTCTCCGATAGAAAATAAAAAACCCTTGTCAAAATGGGTGCCAATCTTTTCGCATAATTGCGGGAGGTAACATAACCAACAGACCAAGAAATACGGCTAAAACAAGGTTTTTTTGCGCAAGGGGTTTGAACGCAAAAAGATCTGTGAAGTTAAGATTGGCCCCCAGTTTGACAAGGGTTAGTAGTCAACCCAAGTCGATCTTGTTTTAGCCGTTGTTTAATTGTTACCTTTTTACTTCTTGCGAGTGGCGTAACCAGTGGTTTTACGCCACACCCCTTGATGCAATTGTTATATATATAAATGACTAGTTGAATAATGTCAACATTTTTTTATTTGTTAAATTTCAATACTTTGTTGCGCAAATATTCAGCATCCTTTTGGCTGAAATCACCTAGATCTTTTTTCCATTTTGCTTCAAGTAATTCGAAGTGTTTTACCCATGGTGCCATAAAACGACCGATTTGCTCCGCTTTAATACGTTGGGCATAACGTTCTGAATCGAGCATGATAAATAAATTTCTTATTTGTTTTTGCTTCAATAGACTCAATTGCTTTTGATGGAATTGAATTCCAATAGTTGCAACGGCACCCTCACCGAAACGCCAAACATCTATCGGGCCTTCACATATCAAACAATCTTTGCCCTGTATGACAGAATCAATATTATAAATGCATTGCTTCGCTGAAATCAAGACGTGGTGGGTGTTTGCATTCTTATATTTTGGTTGCATATCTGTAGCAATTGCTCTTGACGTGTAACTGACAAGTAAACGGTTTTGATATATAGGAATGATGATTCTAAATTTGAAGTCACCAATATTTTCACAAGCTTTTAATTCATATTTTCTTTTCAGACGGTTCGGAAAGAAACCTCTTGATCGTAGATATTGCTTATGTGGTTTGGGTAAACGGTCAATTATTTCCGGCGGGTATTTAATAAGCTTTCCGGGTTTGCTACCGACTTGTTGTTTGTCGAGAATTGCGCGTTCATCACTTGTCAATGACTTCGAGATATCCCTTGCGTGCTTTGTGCCTATGGATGCAACTTCAGCTAAAACGTTGACAAGACTATGTGGGCCACATTTCCAACATCTACATTTTAAATCAGCCATGCGGATTCCCAAATGGTTGCTGTGATCTCCGCAAAATGGGCATCGCAAGCCAATCCATCCAACGGAAACATTTTTTCCGCCAGTGTAGTACTTTACGCCATATTCATCTAGTAATTCTATTATATCCATTTTCACAAAAAAAAGTAGGGGTGAAATTAATCACCCCCACTGTCGGCTAGGGTTGTAGTTATCCAATGTCAATATGACCTATATCACTACGCTTAATGGTGCGCAAGGTATCAAGGTTGGTGGTTTTGAATATCTGGATATCGACAATATGAAAGCCTGTTTGTTGATGGAATACCTTCATTTCATTTGCGACATTTTTCTTGAAATCTTGAACCTTTGCTTCAACAAAGTCTTTACTACTCATAATTGCCTTTTTCTTGGTTATCTTTTTCTTTTTTGTTTTCGCCATGATTTACTCCTTATTGTTTTATGATTGCCCCCTATGTATCCTAGCCCCATTTTTATTATATCATAAAATTATCATCGTCTTTTCTTGTGAATTCATCAAATAAATCTTTAAGGAAAAATGTTTCGCCAATTGCCGCAAATGCCATTATAATATAGGATACTACAGGGTAGTCATGTAATAGATATGCAATGGTGAACGGTGGCCAGAATAAAAATATGATAACCAATACGATGAAGTATATCATAACCATTTTTCCCTATTGTAAACATGCATTCGTTCTATACTATGAGAAGACAAATATTTGTAAGGATCGAGAAAATCATAAAGGAGTATTTTCTTTTTTGTTTTAGTGGTTCTAAAACCCCGACCCATGGCTTGAATAGTCCTCTTCTGTTCTTTCATGCCAGCCGCGTATATAACAGCACGCAAATTAGGAATATTGATTCCTTCCATCCAAATACGCGAAACCACAAGCGCAAAAATTTTTCCGTCAAGCAGTCGTTGTTTGAATTTTTGTCTTATGTTTTGTTTTGTTGATCCGCTAATAAAATGTACTTTGACTTTTGATCTTCGGCTAATCAAGTCAGACAGGATCTTGCCGTGTTCAAGTTTTTCGACAATAATTAATGTTGCCCTTTTTTTGCCTACATTCATATTAACAATTTTACGAATTGATTCATTGCGTTTTTTATTTCGCACAATACCCTTGGTGTAGAAATCCGTGTATCGATGACAACTTTGGTTTATCTTAACATCATAAGGAACGTTAATTAACTTCACTTTTGGTTTTGCTATAATGCCCAATTTGATTCCCTCTTGCACTGTAAGTTTTGCAATGACTGGCCCGAGAAGACCCTCATTTATTAATTTGATTTTCCGATCCATTTTCTGATCGGATGCAGTAAAACCATATCGGCGCGGTGCAAGCAAGTAATGGAAGAATTTTCCGTATTGACCATCAAGGTTTGCAACATGGTGGCATTCATCGACCATTGCAATGTCTACAGTCGTTGAATATAGTGCTGGCGGTACTTTGCTGAAGCTTTGAATTGTGGTGATTATCAATGATCCGTTATTGTCTCGCGCAATTGCTTCCATAATACGTTTGCATTCATCTTTGCCTGTAGGATAATATATTGGCGGCAATGATAATTGAAACCGGCCTGATTCAGCTATCAATTGATTTATAAGGTCTGTCGTATGTGCCAAAAGTAGTATATTGGCATTTGGAAACATACTTGCAAGGCCGAATTGAATAATGGTTTTTCCACTACCTGTTGGTGCAATGATTTTGCCCCTTTGAGTATTGGCAAGTTTGCGCAAATGCCTTTGTTGATCTTTGCGAAAAGTAATATCAGGCAAGTGCGGCTTTTTTTGTGGTTGTAGGAATTCTCTATCACCATTAATCTCAAGATCGATCATTCGCTTCGCGCAATACCTTTCAATTCTTGGTAGTAATCCTGTCAGGAAATGACCGCTTGTACCTTTGCGGCCAGTGATTAAGAATTGTCTAACTACATTAGATTCCATTGCCCATTCGCCACGCCGCCAGTGCATGGCTTTGTAGCCAAGTGCAAATTTGATGACAGATCTTGCTTTTGCATTTGCTTTGCAATGTACTTCATCTAATATATCTATTTTATATTTGCTCATAATTTTTTGACTACAAAAAAATGCCGGATGACGCTAGACCATTACTGGCCCAACGCCATCCGGCGTGAAGTTATAAAATCCTCACCCCTATATTAATTATATCACAATTCGTTTGCCCAATTGGTTAACTCATCGATGATTGACTTTACAAAATTTTCGATGATTAAAGTAAGGATAAACGGATCTTTTAATTTCTTGCGAAGATATAATTGACATTTCTTTTTTGTGATTTGATTTGATCGATATTTGCCTTTGGGCATTGCATCGATTATCTCCTGTGGACTATTAAGAATAATCATTGCCAGTGTTTTTGCTTCATGGCTTAAGTTATGAAAATTATCATCCCTAATAACCTTTTCAATTGGAGTCAAATCGTCATCGATCAAGCTATTTTCAATGGTGGGTTTGTCATCATCGAATTCGATCATCTTTTTCTCCGTTTAATTTTGCGTGTTTTCGGTTTAGGTCTACGCTTAATCACTCTTGCCTTTGGTTTTCGCCGTTTCAAGATTTGCCTTGATTGCCGCCGCTTGATTTTCCTTTGTCTTCCAGGATTGACCACAATTGGCGCATTTTTTGGAATTGCCTCCTTGAAACCCTTTGGTAAAAGGGGTTGTTCAGCATCAAGAAAATACCTTGAAAGAATATGCCGGATATCTTTGTCGAATTGCCGACACTTTTCACACGCCTTGAAATCTGGAAGATTCTTTGAATTGCGGCGGCGTGCAAGGCATTGTAGTAAATGCAAGCGATTGTCGTTTATATCACAATAAAAAATTTCTTTCGGCAGTAGATATTTACAAACCTCAGAATCAGAAGTGATACGTTTTTTGCTTGCATGACATTTGCGCTTATACGGTGCATCTGTCTTCTTTTTTCGGCTTATTACCTTGGCATTGGCGAAGTGTTGACAATAATTGCAAGTTGTCATTTCTAGTCCTTTCAAATGAAAAATTGAATCATATATTATAAATGACTAGATGTCAAGTTTTCTTTTTAGCTGAACATTTGGAATATTTTCGATCTTTTCCATGATGTTAGCCAATTTGAAACTTGTCTCTTCGCGGAAAGCCTCATTATCTTTGAGCCGATCAATACTGACTTTCTTCATTTCTTTCCGCAACCTTGACATAACCATTTTCATCTTTTGGTCATCTACATGGCCAGACCAAAGTTCTTGCCACTTTTCAAGGAAGCGATTGATTGATCCAACGGTTTTCCCATGCAAACCTTCGCCGGACACGCACTGTTTGTGCAATTTCTCCAACCGTTCAAATACCTGACTAGCAACTAAATTCATGGTCATTTCTTCCATTTCATCAACCATTGCTAACATGCGATTTTGCACTCTTTTATACTCCGCTGGATCCAATACGGACGCGGCGGCATCAGGAAGACCAATCTCGAAAAAAGTCCAACGCATGTAAAAGCGATTGCGTAAAGCGTCTTTGGATGGATACTTGTTTGGTTGGTAGTATTGAGGATATTTTTTCTTGAAACGTTTCCGCAAGGTATCATACTTTTCACAAAGTTTTTCAACCCTGACCGAAAGTTCTTCGTCTAATTCCTGTAATCCCTCATCAATTTCTTTAATCTTTGATTTGGGCACGAAGTTAACGGCATCAATCGGGAACGGCAACGAATTGCCAGTTACCAAATACTTCGCTTGACGCAATACCTGATAAATATCTTTGACCAAAAGTTTATCATCCAAGAGATCTTGCATCCCACGGACAATTTTCTTCGGCACATCTTTGCCAAGCTTTTTCACGTCAAGCTTTGCGGAAGCACCCCAATACCCTAATTGGAAATTAACACAAACACCCTCATTTAACTTTTCCAGTTTGTTTACTTCTTTTGCTTTTGCCATAATTAATCCTCCTATATTAAAGTTATTTGTTGCCCTGACAAAATAGTCAAGCGTCTGTAAACATGCGGTCTTGACATGTTTACAGAAGTTAAACCATTTTGCTATCGAGTGCGGGAACGGCGTTTGATTTTTCTGACAGGTTTTTCTTTGATTTTGCGCCGTTTTATATTCCGCGTCAATTTTGGTTTCGGGCTTTTCTTTGTTTTTACTTTCCTACGTTTAATTTTTCTTTTGGGTGTTTTCAGATCCAAAGTAAATTTTTCAGTGATCTTCTTAACAGCCCTCATCCATTCTTGCGGCATTGTTGATTGACCATCCCACTTGAACGGAATCTCAAGAAATTTGGGAAGTAAATTATCGGCATCTTTTTGAGTCATTCCCGAAACGATTGCCAGCCGTGACTTTTCATGCACTATGGAATATCGATTGCCTATGGTTTGAATGATATAGAATGCGGGTTTGGCGTCAAGTGCTTCATCTATATATTCTTTGATTTGTACCCATAAACGTTTTTCCATGTTGCGCACTCGCACCGTCAGCATTTGTCGAACGGAGTCAATTGTAACATCTGTTTCTATTGACTTCTTTTTTGGTGCGGGTTTCTTTTTTGGTTTCGGTTTTTCTTCCGGCTTTTCCTTTGATTTCTCATCGGGTTTTGCCTCAGATTTTTGCTCCAATTCCAAAAGGTCACGAAAGGCAACATACTTCTGGCAAGCCTTGCAATTACAGTCTTTGGCGGAGATTTTTTTGTCAATTGGAATGTTGACAATGCGCGAATCGCAAAAAGCCGAATTGTCTACATTTGAAACGGCATGGAAAATGAATTTACCCTTATTGACGGGATCATCCGTCAATTGGGTTTTAGAACCGAATCCGATAATATACTTCTTTTTCGGTTTTTCCTTTTTCTTTGCCTCTTTTTGTTCGGCGTGCTTTTCAACCATTTTGACTGCATCAGCTTTCGCTTTTTCAGCCGCGTCTTTTGCTTCATCCAATTCTTTTTTAGCTTTTTCGACCGCCGCCTTTTTTGCTTTTGCTTCGATGTTTGCCTTTTCCGCCGCGTCCAATGCCGCATTAGCTTTGTTTAGTGCTTCGCTCATTGCGGTCTGGGCTTGCGTTTCCTGCCGTGGCTGGTTTCCAAGTTGAGTGGCGGATGCATTGCCTACCCCTTGTTTTTTCAGCCTCTTTTTCTGTTTCCGTTTACTCGCCATAATTTTCCTCCTATGTATGAAGTTATTGGTTACGAATGCACCATGCATTCAATTGGTACAGCAAACACAATTGCTTGCTGTACCTCAAAAGGCATGACTACATTTTTAATTTGCGTTTCCGCGAAGATACGGCAATGCTGACTTTAGGAATATCTTCAGCATTGACGCACCGATCTTTGGCCCAAAGTTCCATTTGATCATATTCTTCTTTTGCGGTCAACGCCATCGGGATGATAAATTGACTTGCATCAACTAAGTTAATTTTTCTCATCCGCGCATTGTGGCACATTGCTTCAATTTCAGCGCCAGTCCACAATGGCATTTTTGGGATTGTGCTAGTTTGTTTTTTGCTCAATTCAAATTTTCCAATGTAGTGATTGAGAATAGACTTTTTAACTTTGTCAGTAGGCAAACCAACATACCATGGCGCACTATCCCAGCGACCCGGCCGGAAGTATTCGGGCGGAATGCCCCGCGTGCTATTGCACGTAGCACATCTATAAATACCATGCGGTGTATCTTGAAAGAATTCCAAGAAACGACCGCCCAGCCGTGAAGTTGTGCCGGAATCCAATTCACCACTTGAACCAACACCCGCGAATTGCTTCTCGAATTCATCAAACAATACAAACGAATCACCTAATGCAGTTAACATATCAATTAAGGCATCGGTCTTTTGATCCGTTTCACCTTGAAACTTCGAGAAAAGCTTGCCAGTTCTGACTTTAACGGCAAGCTTATTTGACTCTGTAGCAATTGCTTGTGCCAAGCTTGTTTTGCCTGTACCTGTCGGCCCAATGGCAATAATACCTTTTGCCTCTGGATAGAAGATCGTATCCATGACTTGATCTTTGACTACCTGATATCCGATAACATCATTAAAGGTTTTAGTCGGTGGCAAGATATCAGCCAAACCGCTTTTCTTAACCATTAAAGCGCGGTAGTCATTGATGGTTGCCACGTCAAATCGCTTGTGCTTTGTAAGGCACAAGGCGTAGATATTCTCTAATTCCATTCGAGTTAATCCGCGTGATACCCTGACATATCCATCAAGTTCGGCATTCTTTGGCATGTAGTCATCACTAGGCGCAACGTGTTTCATGGCATCGACAATTTCTTCATCATCAGGCATTGGCAAATCGATAAGTGTAATTGCTTTTTGAAGTTCGACTGGAATTTTTTCAATCGGACTAACAACTACAATTGCTTTGCCTTTGTTTGCCCACGCCGCCATACTGTTAATAATTTTCTGAATAACATTTTGACGATCAATAAACCAGTGGTAGTTAAACAGAAACATGACGGTATTGTCAGCCGCGCCATCGAGAAACGCCAGTGGAGACATTGGATCGGGTTTTTCTGAAATGCAATCCCATTCGGCAACCGTGAATTTCTCTCCGCCTGACAAGGCGAATTCACCGAGTTCATTGAAGACCTCAATTCTTACACGGTCATGTTCATGTGTTTTCATCCAGAAACCCGCAAATCCAGCACGCAATTTGTCTATAAATTTTTCCTGATCCATAATTAATCCTCCTATGTTGAAGTTATTGTTTTCCTGACATAAAATAGTCAAGCGTCTGGAAACACGTCAATACCGTGTGTTTCCAGAAGTTAAACTATTTTACTTTTTCCAATCGGATAATTTTCTTTTCCATATCGCGCAAGTGAACATCATAATACCTTTGATAATATTTTATCAGATCTTTAATTGCCTTTGTCTCATTGCCTGTCAACCACAAGTCAATTTGCAATCCGTCACTTTCAACCATTATCAAGGTAGTAAAGTTTTGCAATTGCGATAAATGCGTCAACCGCGTGATGTTATGGAAGATAATATTTCCGATTGATCCATCCTGTACTTTTAGCATGATTGCCCCCTTTACTTCTTTTTGTAAAACCGCATTTTACGTGCATCGACAGGATCTTGTTTCCAATACCCTTTGACATTGCCTTTTTTGTCATACTCTACCGTGACCCTTGGATCAATACGACTTGGCTGTAGATATCCTTTTGGTTCCGCGCCGCCGCCATAAATGACAGTACGGCCGGGTTGGATATCACTTTGCTTTGTGTAGATATTCGTTGTTTTCACGGCTGGCGTATGATTGCAACCATAGATTAAAATGGCTATGATCGCAACAATACCAACACAAATGAAGTAAATCGCAACCAATTTCATTGAACTAGAATTTCTCATAAGTAATCCTCCTATTAGTTATTTGATTCCTAAGTATCCAATTGATACCGCGAACACAATGTAGTCATTCGCGGTATCTCAGCATACTTACGATTCAATCATTGAAGTCGTCCATCACTTTGCTAACATGGTCAACAACTGGTGTAGTGATATCGCTCATAAGCTTTGACCAAATATCCCATGAAAATCTGACGTGAAGTTTTTTGCCTTTATCATCGGTCAGGTGCATTACTACTTTTTTATATCGATTCACCTTGCAACCGCGATACTCTTTGATATTAATACCTTTTGCCATGATTGACTCCTATTCATCGATCTTCCAAATTTCGGCAAGTTTAAATAAAGTCGGATAAATTCTTGCTTCCATTTTGTCAATTTTTTCAATTGAAATTGATCGCAATGATAATTTTTGTAATAAAGCATTCGCGTCAAACATCATGCCTACATAGACTTTGTAATTACTTAGGGTTCTGATATCCTTTGCCAAGAGAAACCCGCAGTAGTCATCGGAAAACGGCTCTACTGTATGGTTCACAAGTGGCATGAATGGATATCGCGGCCAGTTATCGTAATTACAATTTTCGACTACAAATTGGAATTGCTCCAATTTTGACATTGACCAAAAAGTTTTGGCATCCATAATGAATCCTCCTATTTTGGGTTATTAGATATTTACCTCAAATATCTAATTCAGCCAACAAACGCCGAAACGCTTGCTGGCTGTATAATTATTTGAAGTAATCGCTGGGTGTTTTCTTTTTGCCTTTCAGTGTGCTATCATCGTGGCAAAGTTGAAAGTAGTAAAGTGATTGAATGCTGTAATGCCACCATTGCCGCCGTTTGCCGTAGTATGCATAGACAATTTGAGAATCATCTACAGTGGCGCGGATGTGAATCCGACCATGGCGCGGCAATGTGTATGAATAGCCCACGTCAAGGTAGTCAAGCACTGAAAAGTGGATTTTTAAATGGTCAAGCATATTCAAGCACCAACTTTCGATCACCGTTTTCCAATTGCTCGGTGTAGTGATTGTTAACACGATCATATGGTACAACCTTTGCTGTTGCTTGCTCATTGTAATCTTGCAACATGCCACCCAGCTTTTCCATGGTATTCGGTTGTGAACCAAAATGATCGTAGTAAACAGAACCGTCTTTTGAAATTGCAACAGGATATCTCCATCCAGGCAATTCCACCTGACAAACGGCATCTTGCGTTTGACTACCAAACATCTTGACGGATTCAACCATTGTCAATTTACCGTGTAATGGCGCGACTTCCAAGAAGGTCTTGATATCCTTTACACGTTCATTGTATTGTGTAATGTGTGACATTTGATTTACTCCTTTTCAGTTTGTTTGATCATTCCATTGGGATTCACTACCCAATATGAACAACCATCATAATAAACTTTGTTGCCTTGTTTATCTATGTAGGAAAACTTAGCAACGGAAAAGTCAGGGGTTTCGATGATATCTCTTGCCGCAAATTCGGCGGCAACAAATACTTTGTCTTCAATCATTTCAACCCCCTATCCGCAATATCCACTGGGCAAGCCATCGACAAGATTCTCTTTTTCTTCGATATAATAGCTTTCCTTGTGGACTTTGTTGGAGTCATTGCCGAAAAGTTTATCCAAAAAAGCGGTCGCCTCTTCGCATGACTTTCCGACAAAACCAAATGCTTCGACACGGACTGATCCGTCCTTGCCAAATGTGATTTCAACTCTTTTAGGTTCCATAATAAATCCTCCTATGTTGAAGTTATTGTTTGCCTTGATCTGAAATAATCAAGCGTTTGCATTGCAAATGACTACCATCACCCGCAATGCAAAAGTTGGACTATTTCTAGCCGTTGACCATATTGACCCCCTTTCACTTGGCATATCCTTTAAGGTGTAGTCGAATTGTGGCTTTGATATTTTTGCCACCCACGCCCAAACGATATGCAGGCAAGCTATTGACAAGTACTTCCATGTCAACGCAAGTTCGATCAATAGTGTAATTATCTAGCTGTTTTCGATCCTCATCTTCTAAAACGATGAAAACATCAGCCGCCAATTTCTTTTTGATAATTGTAGTCATTATCTTGCCCTCCGAATTGATGGACTTTTGATTGACCACACATCATTACAATTTTCGCAATGATAATTCAATCGTAAGTAGTCATCGTCACCAAAAGAGGCACCCATCTTGTTTGCGATTTCACCACATTTTTCGCAGATCTTTTCGCCATGGTGTTCAAACCAAGTTTTGCCCTCACGGACAATATCTTCGCCTATATCGGCTGGATCATTGTAGTTACCCCAAAGGTAAAAATCGCATTCACTTTCCGCGTCAAGATCCTCAAGATCAAAGTCTTCCTCAAGCTTGCGCCCAATGGTGTGTTGCGAAATGACTACGCCATCTGGATCTGTTAAGGTCAAATGTAATTTTCTCATAATAATCCTCCTATTTTTAAAGTTATTGTTTCGACTAAACATTCAAGCCAACCCACAAACACATGTAGTCATTTGTGGGTTGCATCGAATATTCACCCGCTTTAATTATACCATGGATTCAGAATGAAGATCAATACAAGTCAAGGTTTTCAACGGTTTCCTGAAGATCGGATAAGGTTGATTTAATGCTATCAACAACATCCTCAATCTCTTCGCAATCGTCAAGGAAATCATCACAATGATTGATAATTGCATCCGCATGACATTTGACTTCATCAATTCGTGATTGGTACTTGCGCCGCGCCGTGACTTGTTCTTGAACATTGGAAATCTTTTCAGCCATAACATTTAACATTTGCGGTGTCAAGGTAAAAAAGTGACTATTGGCTTGACAGCTAATCAAAGATCCATCAATGTAGGCATGGAAAAGATCAAGCGTTTCGGGCTTGCCGTGTTTTTTTAACTTTTTAACTTTTGACTTTGACTTCTTTTTTGGCGGCTTTCGCGTGCCTGTATAGAAGTCATTCTGTTCAAGAAAATTTCTCGAAACAAATTGCGGCATTTCTTTGGCAAATTTCAAGGCATTTTTTCTATGCGTGAAATCTTTTTCACCCACAAAAATAATGACTCCATCTTGATCCGCGACCAGCGTGAGTTTGCTACCGTCAAGAACGGCTACACCCTCAAGTATTCTCGGATCATCAATTGACGGAACCTTAATTTTGCCTGCATGTGGATCTGTTGTTTGAATCCAATCGCCAAAGTCTTCCCAATTCTTTTTTGAAAATTGGTGCATTTCCATAGCAATCCTCCTATGTATGAAGTTATTGTTTTCTCGACCAAAATAGTCAAGCGTCTGTAAAGCCATGTCAATAGCGGCTTTACAGAAGTTAAACTATTTTACTCTGATTCGTAGACAATACGCCATGAATCGCGCTCAACAATTTGACAGTGATCCCAGCCATCTTTACCTTTGTTCACATTGAAGTGACTTATGGCGGCACTCAAAGAATTGGTTGAACCTTTGATATCATTCATGCCGCCGATAGGGTAGTAATGTGAAAAAGCGAAAATAATATATTTGTATCTTTTTTGATCAGCCATCGTTTTACTCCTTATCACCGAAAAGGGTTTCGATTATTTCAAGTAATTTGATAATGCCGACAACAGCCATGGCAATCCAGCAAATGATTACATAAGAAATAGCTACATCTAACATGGCACCCCCTTATCTGATAGGTCTTCGCTCAATCACCGTGAATTCACGGTCATCTTGCGGAACCTCAAAATATTCATGCCCAAGATAATGAAGCACACCGCCAGTTGTTTTGATATCATCGGTGTGAACGTATGGTCTGTAGAATTTGACCATACCCCTGTTGATATCCACAACCGTTGCGTTACCCCAAGGAGTAAAACCAAGATCGACTACATCACGTAAATTAAGATGTTTCGCAATTACTTTTTCCATTTTAAATCCTCCTATTTTTAAGTTATTTGTTTCTGTATTTAAGCATCCAATTGAGCCAACAAGCTACGGCAAAACCGCACCATTGCTGGCTCTATGATTGCTTAAATTTCTTTAACGCAATCAAGGCAAATAACTGCGATAAAATGTTTGCTGTCATCAATTTGAATGATCGCCTCATCTAATGAAATTGGCGAAGTCAAGTGTTTGCCGCATCTTGAGCAAACCGTTGTATGCTCATCGGTTTCATCTTCAAGGCATTTGTGAACGGCATGATGACAGGCATTCGGAAATGTTAAACCACATTTGCATCTAATCATAATTGACTCCTTTTAGATCCTTGATTTGTGTGATTTTAAAGGTAGCTTTCGGCGGATATTCCGGCGAATCCGTTTGGCAATATGATCGGTGTCAACCCCTTGATCGCGCAACCACATGAAGAATTGCCGTTGCGTTTTCTTGCCTTTTGCGGAATTGCAAGATTTACAGCAAGTCACCAAATTACTACTTGAATGATCGCCGCCAAACTCTTGCGAAACCAAGTGGTCAAGCGTGAAGATGATTCCATCCTCAATACCCTTGCCGCAATAAACGCATTTCAAGTCATCGCGAAGATAAATTGCTTTGCGCCTATTCGGGCGAATCCACTTGCCGCCATTGTTTGCTACATTGCCATTGCCATGACGTTTGCAAGCTTTACTTGCCATGATTATAATCCTCCCATTTTGAGTTATTTTTTTGTTTCTGGATTTAAGCATCCAATTGGTACAGCAAACACATGTAGTCATTTGCTGTACCTCAACATGCTTAACCTCCGGCAAACCCTTACTAGGCGGCGTCTGACAGGTCAAGGACAATACGCTTCGGGATCTTTTTCAGATCTTTGGAAATGTAAAGACCGCCGACAATTTTTTCGCCTTGTTCGCCAATGTTGTAGCGAAAATAGCGTTTTGAATCTTTGTCGTTTTTCGTGACCTCAACCGTTGTGTCTTTACTACTTTTTTTAGCCATGGTAAATCCTCCTATAATATGGGTTTATGAATGCTTGATATTAAGCATTCAATTCAGCCAACAAACTTCGTTAAAAGCTTGCTGGCTGTATGATTGCTTAATGACTACTTTCGATTGTCAAGACGTTTGCGGAAATTGTCTAACATTTCGTTATAGTCCATTTCCATATCTTTTGCCAATTGCTTGAAGTATCCCATTCCGGCTGAACATGGTTTGCCGTGATATTCAAGACAATCACCGTGAGATAATTTTTCAGTACCTTTGTCAAGTAGTACTTTTCCGCAATGTTGACAAACAACCGTGAATTGCTTTTCCATAATCATAATTAATCCTCCTATTTTTGTTTTTGACACGTTGATAATTAAACCAACAATTCAACCCGCAATCCAATGTAGCAATTGCGGGTTGTATGCCGCTTTAATTGATGGTAATACCGAAATCGGCAAGTTTGTCTTTTGCGGCGAAGTAAAGTTTCCGATTTTTTGTGATGAAAGCCATCTGGCGAAAAGCCTCAAGCTTAATCGGTGTAGTGATCTTTTTCAGCCGCGTCAACAGTTTTGCTTCATCCATGTCAACAAACCGATCCAGTTCATGGTCAAGCATTTTTTCAGTTACTTTCCTACCGATTTCTTTTTCGTACCGTGTCATTCTTTCCATTTTTTAATCCTCCTATTTAATGAAGTTATTTAACCCAAATAGGACATTCCCTTGAATGCCCAATTGGTACAGTATAGCGGAAGGCCTATACTGTACCTATGAGAATTCAAAGCCTAAGCTTTTTTGACCTCAATTTCATTCAAGTCATCTTGCAGTGATTCCAAAGAATCGCGCAACAGGTCAATCGACTTGCGGATCTTTTTGAAGTCATCCATCGCTTTTTTCCATCGGTGCATGGATTGTTTGGCCTTTGCCTTCAATACAAGGTTGTCAATCTCGCGCCCGATTGCGCTTGCATCGTCAAGCGATAGATCCATTTCTTCGCCAAGTTCAAAAAAATCTTTGACCAATTCGATCTTGAAAGAGAAGTCATCCAAACGATCCAGAATTGCACGTTCTGTCATGTGGTGCATGGTCATTGTAATACCTCCTATTTTTGGGTTATTAGGTATTGTTTGGATACCTTATCAATCGTGCATTTGCCGAAGCCATGCATGACTCATAGGATATCCAAACGGGTGGGGCCGAAACTTTTTTCACAATTGTTACTCTTCGAATCAGCCCCACCACATTTGAATGATAACTTTTATAGGAGGAGGATTTTATGGTTAGCCCTGATTAAGCACCACTCAGGGAAAGTTCTTCTTGCGAACCCGCTTATTTAGTCCGATGCACGAAGGTGGTCAAAACGTCAAGGATCATAGCTTAGATATCATATTTGACTACTCGACTTCATCAAAGTCCGATAAATGCCATGGTTCAAATCTTGCGATTCCCATTAGCTTTGCCCACATTCCTACATTTTCTTTTCAGCGACTTATTGGCGTTGCGTCTTACTATTGCGGATAAACAGGTAGGCAATTCTCTTAATTCTCGGCTGGCCTGTAACAATACTTTAGTCAAACCCTTTCAAGCCACGGTATCTCTAGAGCTTTACTCTCCGTTGACTTATTCTTGTTAGTATCATTACCATCGTCCAATCTATTGTTGCCGTAGGCATTAGAGGGATATTGCTTAACTAGCCGCCGTGTTTGAAAGTCTTTTTTCACCTAACGCTGGGTTACTCTTCGAACATTCCAAACGGACTAGTCATTGGCACACCCTGACAAGTTTCACTGTCTTAAACAATAGCTAACGACATAGTTTCAAATAGACAACTACATTGATACGGCTATTGCCAATTAGCATCGATCTTATATGGTAACATCGGCACTGTAGTGATTGCCGGATTTCAATTACTGTTTCGATCCACTCAATTTTTTTCACCAATCGGTTACTCTTCAAATCGTGGTAAAAATTCGGTTCCTTTGATATTGTCAATCTCTGATTTAAAGTAAAGTCAACTAAACATATGAAACAGTAGCTAAACAATTTCAGAATTGCCCCAGTATAAACAATTCCTAATCTCAATCACCGATTGACTACAAAGGGATACCACGCCGACAAACTAAGTCGTTTCAATCTTGCAAGTGCCGTATGGATTCTAAAAAGATCCGCGATTCCTTGCATGGCTTTCAGCCGTTGAATTCCCTTGCTATTTGCAAGGGCGGTCGGTCGTGAAACAGTGGTGCTATATACATTATCGGCATTATTGGGGTAAAGGTCAAGGCCTATTTGCAGGTGTTTTGCGGATACAGGCAATTTCAGAAATATGAAACAGCTTCGGCAAATCCACTGAAATCAATACATAGCCGAAGAGCCAATAAGCGTCAATATTAGCTTTGCAAAGGCCTTCTATAAATCCGCTATTCTCTAAGGTTTCCTGCGACCATCAAAATACCCTGTCAGACCTTCGGGATATCCAATAAAGACGTGCAATCCCAGAAGTGTAAATCCGCATAAACCGTGGGTTTCCTGCGACCCAAAAACCCCTGTAGGATCTCTAATGATTTCAATATGTTTCTACGGCAAAAAAACGCAAAAAAAATGCTAAAAAACACCACTTTGTAGCATCATTTTATAGATCCGCAATCCATAGGGTTTTACAGGCAAAATCGCCTACGGCAAATGCGCGGCCAGCAGGCATCTAAAAAATATTGCATCAAAACCATAAAAAACGTAAAAACAGTCCAATTTTGACCAAACTTCGCCAAACCCAATAACCATGCGGATATACAGCTACGTTTAAGCTTTCACCCGCCTTACAACCATAAGCGTTTGCCGAAGATCCGAAAAAAGTGTCCGTTTTTACAGTACCCCAAATACAGGCTAAAAAGACCTTCCGCAAATGCCCTACAATCGTGGACTCACACGCACCCTATCAAAATCGCCGCAAAGCCTAGGGAACCGTGGATTTGACGAAGGTTATTTAACAAGGGTTTGCCGTAGGCCTCTAAAGCCGCTATTTATAAGGGTTTGCCGTAGGCTATTTCAATAAATATCAGAACCTTAGATATTAAACCATGACCGGGCACCATACCCAATATCAGGCCATTTGACTATATTTGAGATATAGAAGATTCCTAATTGCAAACCACTATATATAAAAAAGGCCAATAATTTCACGGGAATGACTACTTTTAAAGAAAATGCTTGACAGAATATAAATGACTTAGTAATATATAGGCCATCATATCTTATTAGCTTGTCACGTCACACATTACCTTATCAATATCTACACAAAACACCCCTGTTAAATTTAACTCAATATATAATGGCACGCAAGATAAAGAGGCGAAAAAAAGTAGTCTATAAGGAACGGCGTGGGCGGATGACACGGCGCGTTGATGTTGGTAGGAAAATAAAACGCCGAAAAGGAAGCGAAAGAAAAACAAATCGCAATAAATCCAAGTTTACCCGCCGCCGCAAAAAGATATTGTATGGAGCAATTGCCTTGGGTCTTTCACGTCAAACCGCGTGCGCACTTGCCGGAATATCAGTTGAAGCATTCAATCAATATATGGATTATGGAAAAGACAAAACCTTAAAAAAATATAAGCACTTCAGAAAAAAGATAATTGCGCTTGAGGCACAAAGGGAATATGATGCACTTGAGGTCATAACAAAATGTAGTAAAGGCGGATATAAAATAAAGAAGTCAAAAATTAAACAAGGGATCAAAGGAATGGAAATTGAAAGAACAGTTTCTACATTGGCACCGCAATGGCACGCCGCCGCATGGTTCCTTGAACGAAAGAAGAAAGATGAATGGGGTCGAGACGCAATCCAACAAAACAAAACGCCGGAAGAGTATGCACAAGAAATTAATCAGGCGGCAATGGCTTTGTGGAATTCAGTTCCAACCGAATCAGAGGAGTCAAATTGAGATTATCATTGGCTGAAAATTTCTACGGCGATCCAGATATGAAAAGACCTGTATCGCAAATTTATGGTGGCGGGTTGCATCAAAGACGACTACCACCCGCACACATCCGCCGATGGTATCCATTGAAATATCATCCCAAACAATCAGCGGCGTGGCAGTCATCCGCGAGATTCAACGTGGTTCCTGCGGGGCGGCGATCCGGCAAAACAGAATTGATGGGTAAGCGCAAAATAATTTTAAAGGCATTAATGGGTAGTAAATTTGGTGATGGTAGATATTTTGCGGGTGCGCCCACAAGGGATCAGGCCAAACGGATCTTCTGGAAAGATCTGAAACAAATGACTCCAAAACATTTGATGAGTCGCACGCCATCCGAATCCGAATTAATTATCTTCCTTTTGAATGGTAGTGAAATTCACGTTTTAGGAATGGACAAGCCGGAACGTATTGAGGGGCCGCCGTGGGATCATGGAGTACTTGACGAATATGGAAATATGAAAGTTGAGACATGGGAAGAACATGTCAGGCCAGCATTATCGGATAGGCGCGGAACGTGTGATTTCATAGGCGTGCCGGAGGGTAGGAATCATTACTACGATTTATGGAAACAGGCGATTGGTGATGATGATCCAACATGGCAAGGCTTTCATTGGTTAAGTGCAGATATCTTGCCGCCCGAAGAAATTGAGCAAGCAAAGCGCGATATGGATTTGCTTACATATCAGCAAGAATATGAAGGATCGTTTGTTCAATTTGCGGGAATGGCTTATTATAATTGGGATGAACAGAAGAACATTCAGCCATGGAAAAAACGTTATGAGAAAAAAGGCGATCTGATTTTCATGTTTGACTTCAACGTTGATCCGGGCGTTGCCGCCGTTGCACAAGAATTTATCAATCCCATCAAAGGCCAATTAAAGATTGCAGGAAAGTCAACAACTGCAATCATTGGCGAAGTATTCATTAAACGCAATTCCAATACCATCCGCGTTTGCGACAAATTGTTAGAAGATTGGGGTGAACATGAAGGCAAAGTCTTTTGCTATGGTGATGCGACAGGCGGCGCAAAAGGTTCAGCCAAGGTTTCGGGTAGTGATTGGGATCTTGTCAAAAAAGTTTTGTATCCCACATTTGGCGAACGACTACATTTTCAAGTGCCGATGGCAAACCCGAAAGAACGTGTTCGAGTTAACTCCGTGAATTCCCGCTTGTGCAATGTGTTTGGCGAAGTCTATATGGTTGTCGATCCATCATGCGAATTTACTATAAAGGATTTTGAGGGTACGCGAATAATTGAAGGCGGCACCGGTGAAATCGACAAGAAAAAAGATCCGATGCTTTCACATATGTCAGACGCAATTGGCTACTATGTTCACAAGGTTTATCCTGTCAGGCAATATATTTCATCAGGCAAAAAATATTGGAAATAGAGGAGTCAATGGAAAAATTTATTTTAAGAAAAAATTTAGTTATTCCCAAAGGGTCTGTTTTCATGCGTGCGCCGAAGAGAATCGAAAATTATGAAAGTATGTTTGAGCATATCATCGGCTTGACGGATGACACAAGCGGATCGATTTTATACGGCATTGACGAAGACGATCCAAAAATTTCAGATTGGTTTGAGGTAGTCAAATGAAATTATACGCGCCCGAAGAATATTGGAAATTAACACCTGAAGCAAAAGCTGAAATTGCAAGCGGTTGCGGCCCGGGTGATATTGGTGACTACTTTGTACCTGATAAAATTTGGGGTGTCAATGTAAATCCCTGTTGTAATATACATGACTACATGTATTATATTGGTGAAACTGAAGATGATCGAGTTGTGGCTGATAGGGTTTTTCTTAATAACATGGTCAGAATTGTTGTAGGAAAAACACGGAGCCGTTGGCTTTTAAAGTTACGGTTGAGAACAGTTCGCATTTACTACAGCGCGGTCAGGGAATTTGGCGGCCCAGCTTTTTGGGATAGTAAAAATAAGGAAACGGAAGTCAAAGAGATCGATATTTAGCCGATAGAGGTCTTGTAGTAAAAAGGGGGGTTATGGATAATTGTCCATATTGCGGATATGATATATCCGACATAGTAAAAAAAGATGTTGAAGTTGTTGAGATTGTAATAAGCGAAAAAGAGGCACGCGAAAAGCCAAATGGGTTTTCGCCGGAAATAAGAGAAGCAAAATTAAGATCTGCTACATTTATAACGCACAATTGGGATCTTAAAAACAACCGTGATTTACTATCGATGTTTTGTAGGGATTGCGGCAAAACCCCTGTCGAGTTGGGCTTCTGGGAACGTGTTGATCCGTACACTTTAGAGGTAGTAAATCGCAATACAGGATGGATGATCGAGTGTCCGGGTAAAGTTATTAAATTAAATGAAGCAAAGGAAAAACGGATTGAGCGAAAATGTAATTCCGATAAACGGCTACGAAAAAGAAGATGAAATGGTTTATTGTTGTCCACGGTGCGACAATAACTTCTTTTTTATGATAGGTGAAAAACCCGGGCTGGCAAAGGTTTCCGGCTTTCAATGTAGTGAATGTGATTTGGCTTTTTATTTTCGGAAATCCATACCAAGGGCGGAAATAACTTCAAGTAAAAAGGAGTAAAAATGCCAATCGATGATATATCAAGGCCGATGAGTGACAAGGAATGGCGTGCAAGGGAAGATGCTTTAACACTTGCAAAGGCAAATAGAATTGCCGATGATCCGAAGAGAATGTCAGCCGCAAAGCAAGCGGCGCAACAGATGGCCGAAGAAGAAAAAAAGGATGCGGCGGCAATGTCAAAAGTAGCAAATGGAAAAAAGCCGCGCATGACTGGATCGGTAGGCAATACCAATTATAATGTTTTTAAAAATGTGACAAGAAAAAAAAATGGGTGAAGTAATATCATTAACTGAAAGTCCTATTTATCCGCTTGCCACATGTGAGTGTGGTAGTCAACATTGGTTTATACTTGTGGATGGTTTCAATGATCAATGGAATAATATTGTAGGAACCAAGTGTGCCGAGTGTGGTCAAATCATTGAGTGGGTAAAAGCTGAAAAAGCGGTCATTGATGGCTGAAACAATACTTCTTGTAGTGGTCGGCATTTGTGTAATTGTGGCACTAAGCGTTTTAGTGTTGCCGAATAAAAAGGAGTAAAAATGGCTTTAATTAATAGTGATACGGTGAAGACAATTATCAGCATTTGTGTTTTATTTGGTTTTGCGTTTGGTGCCATAACTTATTTTGCTACAGCCGAAGATGTTGAATTCTTAGCAATGCGGTTGGATCAAAAAATTCTCGATGACAAGATCTTCGTTTTACAACAAAGGATATGGCAACTTGAGGATCGATATCCCGGTCAGGCCAATTGTACTACATGGCATGGGTCAACGGCTGACAGGGATCGGGAAGAGTACAGGCGGCTATTAATGGAATTAAACCGATTAAAAAAACTAAAAGAAGGAATGAGGTAAATGGCAAAATCAAAAAAGAGAATTACTGCAAAACAACGTTCGGCAAGGAAAAAGAATATGGCAATTGCACGAAGATACAGATGGAGTAAAAGCCATAAAAAGGGCGGCACGTCAAAAGGTCGCAAACGTGCAATTAGCAGAAATGCTACAAAAATATTAAGGTCAACCACAAACTCAACTGAATCAATGGCAAAACATTTGGGTTTAATTTAAAAGGAGGCAAAATGGGCAAACCAAAATCAGGCGGGTCAAAGGATATGCGGTTGAAGGAAAACCGTAGGCGCAAAGGATCTGCAAAGGGTCGAAAACCCAAAAAGAACGTCAAGAGGTAGCAATGGCAAAAAGAAAAAAGACAATAACTGCAAAACAACGTGCCGCCCGAAAACGCAACATGGAAATTGCACGCCGAGCAAAAACATCGGGTACGAAGAAAGCATTGACTACAAAGGGTTTGAAAAGAATTCTTGGTGGTCAAAATAAATTGAATCGCTGGTTGCGGGTTGAAGGTGGCGGATGGATTAAGAACCCGCGTTATTAGGGAGTTAAAATGAAACAGGCAATACTTGTCGGCATAAATGACTACCCCGGATGGGAAAACGATTTGACGCAATGTGTCAATGATGCAACCAAGTGGGGCAATTTCTTGCAGTCATTGGGATATCAGTGCAATTATATCTTCAATGCAAACGCAACGTGGGCGCGGGTTACAGGCGACTTGAAAACCATGATTGACAATGCATCCGCCGAAGACAATTTGGTATTTTTCTATTCTGGCCATGGTTCGTATGAATGGGATCTAAACAATGATGAAGCGGATGGCTGGGATGAAGTACTTTGCCTATACGATCAGGATTTTCTTGACGATGACTTCAGAAAAATCTTGAATAATTTGAAGTCATCGATGACCGTTATTTTGGATTGCTGTTTTGGCGGAACCGGCACGCGATTAATGTCAAATGATGTAGGATTGAAAAGAAAATTTAGACAGCCGAAAACGGATATGCCGTTAACCGCGAAACGTAGTAAAAGTTTTTTATCGGATGAGGCAATGCCGGAAATACTACTTTCGGCATGTTCGGATGACGAATATTCATATGAAGATGAAAATGGCGGCTTGTTTTCAAGGTTTGCCTTAAATATCCTTAATGAATTATATCCGATTGACTACAACGCATTTGGCACAAAGATATCGGGGCATTTACCGTCAAGGAAATACCCGCAAACGCCACAAATTGAGGGGTCAAGCGAAAACAAAGCGGGAGTAATGTTTGGCGGAAAAGAATCGCCGCCCGATCCGCCACCTACGCCCGATCCGCCTCCGCCGCCGGATGACAGTGAAAGTTGGTGTACCTGTTTCCGAGCAATCAAGAAACACTACTTGAAATTAAAAAGAAAATTAAGGAGTAAAAATGGCTAAAAGAAAAAGAAGTAAAAGTCTTAGGCCGAAACGGATCACCCCGCGACAACGTGCGGCACGTAAGCTGAATATGGCAAAAGCGCGGGAAGCATTAAAGCGCGGTATGCGAACATCACCGAAATTAAAAAAGGCCGCACTGAAGCATATTGCACGTACAGGATCTCCCGGAAACATAAGAACGGCGCAAGCCGCATATAAATTGTCAACAGGTGGGTATAAGTCAACGCGACGAAGAATTAGTTTTAATCCGAAATTTGGTTAAGGAGTAAAAATGCCAAAAGGCACGAAAGTCCATAGGTGAGTGCGAAAAGTAATTGCTTCGGGAAAAAGCAAAGTATCCGCAATTCGGATCTGTCAAGATCAAACAGGGCAGTCATATAAAACAGGCAAAAAGAAAAAGAAGAAAAAAGGAAAAAGATAAATGCCGAAAGAACAACTGAAAGCTGGTGATCTTAAGGAAACGCATGAACTCTATACGTTTTACTTCCCAGAATGGATTTTTTTGATGGCGGCATATGAGGGTGCAAAAGAGTTGGTGCGAAGAGGGTATCTTGAAAAACATGAACGTGAAAGCCAAGGCAACTATGAACGGCGAATAAAAGAAGCATATGGTTTTAGTTATAGCAAATCGATAGTTGACCTTTTCAATTTCTACCTTTTCAAGAAACCTGTAAAGCGTGATATGGCGAACCTTAAAAATGACAACCTGTTTGCCGAATTTCAAGATGACTGCAATTTGTATGGTGATCCATGGGATGACTTCTTGACGGAATGCGGTCGGTGGGCGGGTGTGACAGGTCTTGTCGGAATACTTGTAGATAAGGCATCCCGATCATTTGAAACCCGCGCCGAGCAAGTCGAAGAAAATGTTTATCCATATGTGGCAAGATATCTTCCGCAAGCTATTATGGATTGGGAATATGCGCGAGACGAAAACAACCGGCCGTATCTGTCTTATTTGAAGTTATTGGATGAGGATAAACAATATCGCTTGTGGTGGCCAGACCATTGGGAGATATGGGAGATACCTGATGATGAAAATGATGAGGATTCGGCGGGTGATAAGCACGCCGCGAAGATAAATTCAAAAGAAGCGGAATTGATTGGTGAGGGTGATAATACATTGGGTGAGATTCCGTTTGTTTGGCTACAAAATCTTAGAAGTAAAGTTAGGCCGATAGGTATTTCGGATATCCATGATGTTTCGAGAATCGATGTTTCAATACTAAGGAATTTAAGTCACGGCGAAGAAATTATTACTTATGCGGCTTTTCCTATGATGAGAAAACCGAAACAGGAGCAAGTGCCCGGTCATCAACAGGTTGCCGGAGAGGATGAAACAGGTGTTACTGCAATTTTAGAATTTGATCCCGAACATCCGGAGTCAAAACCTGATTGGCTTGCCGCCGCAGTTAAAGAACCGATTGACGCGGTTTTAGCATGGATTGAAAGAAAAGTTATGGAGATATATCGAGCCGTGAACGCTGGCGGAATGGCATCCACTGAAATATCTACAACAGCAAAATCGGGTACGGCATTGAAAGCCGAATTTCAATTGCTTAACTCCATGTTGGTGCGAAAAGCAATTAACCTTGAAAAAGCGGAACGCAAGATTGTTGAGTATTGGGCGGCATGGGAAAATGTAGATGTTGGCGAATTTTCAATTGAACGTGAAAGAACGTATGACGTTGAGGATCTTGCGACAGACCTTGAAAATATTTTGACTGCATCAATTATAGTCAAATCTGACATATTCAATAAACAACTACAAAAACAGGTTGCGCGGAAAATGCTACCCGCCGCCGATGTTGATATGATAAAGGATATCGATGATGAGATTGACGCGACAGAAGAATTTGATGAATATTCACAGAACATGCCGGGTCAAAATCTTCCGCCAAACCAACAACCACCACTGTCTGACGAAGATGAGGGAATTGAGGAATAACTGATTGGCAACGGTTCGTGAAATAGGCATCGCCGAATTGCTACAATCGTCACTTGATGACGATGACTTCTTATCTCATTTAGCCGACAACCATGAACGGCGATTGCTAGGTGCTATTAATGGATTGCGCGAAGACATTACTGATATGCTGAATAAACTTGATACAACGCCTAGGGGTACACTTGCCGCAACAAAGGCAAATATCAAAATGGCGCAGTCAATGCACACACAGCTTGTAAAGGAATTTGAGAAGTCATATAATGTGACGGTTGATGAAATGCTGGGTGACTTTTCAAGCATTTCCGATGTAGTCAAACGGCGTTTTAGATCTTTTGGTGATGCAATTGCATTTACAGGAATCGACAAAACAATAATGGATCAATTAAGGCTTCAGACATACAGGCAATTCGCGGCTTTTGGCGAAGAGGCGCGAGACGCAATTGCGGCGGCAATGTATGACCATGTTATCAGGGGTCAAAAGTTTTCTACATTGCGCAATACGATTGCGGGTGTCCTGACAGGTCACACCGATGCACGCGGAAGACCTATGAGTTTATATGCAACCACTTTTGCGCATGATGCGGTGCATGACTTCCATAATGCGGTGACTCTAAAAAAGGCTGAGGATCTTAACTACACTCATTATTTATATGTGGGTGATGTGATCCAAACATCACGCCCCTTCTGTATAACCCGCGCTGGCAAGGTTTACACGAAGAGAACAATTGACTCATGGGATTCGATGCCATGGCAAGGCAAACGTGGCCCAGCTTTTCAATACCGTGGCGGATATAATTGTAGGCATCATTGGCGGCCTGTCAGAAAAGAATGGCTTGAGGATGAATTAGGCGAAGAAATTTCTCAAGAAGAAATTGTTGCGAGAATGGCGGCGGATGCGGGTGACGATGAAGCAAAACGAATTGCCGCAAGGGTTGACGCAAAGGAAAAGGAATTAAAGGAGTCAAGTGCGCGAACCGATGAATTGAAAACCAAATACTACGCCATGAAAGGCAAAAAGGGCAAAGAATTCACAAAGGAACGTGCCGCCTTGTATGCCGAATATAAAGAGGGCGTAGCAATGCGGAAAATCTTGCGTGCCGAATTAAAGGAATTGAAAGATGAATTGAAAGCCTATGGCGCGGCTGTTAAAAAGAAGGCAAAGCCAAAACCAAAGGCGGCACCGAAACCAAAGAAACCCGAATTGAAAGTAGTAAAAGGCGGAAAGCCTCCAAAGGTTTCGGGTGTCGATCCGCATGAAAGGCTTGCTGACCGTGGGGTCTATGGAATTGTGGATTTCAGCGAAGATGCTTATGATAATTTTATTGAAATGATTGTCAAACCTGTCGCTGATGCAGTTGAACACATGACCGGCTTAAGTCCATTAATTGCGGATGCTCTAAGTAGTCATCCAATAACACATATCAAATTTGTAAAGGATAAATATCTAGGCAAGCTTGCCGAAAGATGGAAGTCAACATTTGGAATCCATGGCGGAACGCGGATGGCGATTGCGGCTGATAATATGGTGCTTGAACGTAGTATTATGAAATTGACTACACCATGGTCTTCGTCAACATCCACACATGCCGCGCATTTACCGTCAATTACTTTTCGGCATGAATTCGGTCATCATGTTCACTCCATTTTATTTAAACGTTATGCACCACTAAACAAATTTGATGAGGCGTGGGATAATATTTGGAATAAACATGGGAAGTCATGGTGGGAAAGTAAAGTAACTAACTACTCGGCAACCAATGTCAAAGAGGCATTTGCGGAAGCATGGGCGATTCGCACAAGCAAACATTATCGAAAAGGTATGTTGCCAAAAGAGATCGAAGATTTTTTTGATAATTTATTTAAGGGTGAGATACCTGTAGTAAAACTTCCGCCTGTCAAAAAGGTGACGCTAAAAAAAGCGGCTGAAAGGCCGCCGCTAAACACTCGGCAGAAGCAAACAATTAAATTTGCCGATGATACAGGAAAATTGACTACTGAAAAAACAAGGCGCATTGCGGAATATTTGGGCATTGAACCGGAAGAGGTTCAGCAACTTGCACAAATGGTTGCTGACAATGCAGTTATTTCTGTACGTAGACAATTGCATTCGGCAACGGCGGCAAGTTATAAAGATATTTTTAAAAATGGAAAGTTTAAAAATCAATTTCAATTAGGAAAGAATGCTGGTTCAAGTAGTGGTTATCTCGGCCCATACAAAGGTTCTGGTCGTGACCGTTGGGAACGTGCATTATCAAATGGAACGTTGCAGAAAAATCCTGCCTACCGCAAAGTCAGTGATGGCGCGGATTTGCCTGCGGCTGTTGCGGGTGAAAGGCCGATTTACGGATTTCTACGTGATCCGATTCATCCGGGATCAGCTAGTCAATATGGAGATATTGAATTTGTACTACATGATAAATTCAAGGCAAATGTGACATTGACTAGTGGTAACTCTTCGGCAGTACATATCCCTGATGGTTTGGGAACGTTAGAAAATAGCGCACCTATATTGCGCCGACTTGCGGGATGGATACGTGGATCAAGAAGTATAGATGAGGCGTCGCGGTATGTTCGCCGTTTGCTTAGTGGTCAGGAGACATTGGGCGGATGGGCGGATGGTGCTTATTCATACGTAGAGGCGCAAGTCTATGGCGGCATCGATTTGGCAAGGGGTGATGTAGTAAAGATAATTGTTCACAAGTCTGATTATGGAAGTGGTCTGTCGCATATACGCCAATTGGCGGAACGGTACAACATTCCAGTGGAATTCTTATAATGGATTTAATTTGCGTTATAGATATTTCAGATGACTACATTTCTGGATGGGTAACAAATGAGGATCAATATCAATCCTTTGATGTGGTCAAAGGCGGCAAGATCAATATAGTCCATGAATTGCCGAAGCATCAATATAAAAGCTATTCTGACTTTGCGGAAATAATAGGGAAATTTAATCCCTACACTTTTTTCTTTCGTCAAGCGGTTTTAATTGATCCAGAAAATTTTGATGGAGTAAAAGCCGCATATGAAAAACATATTGCAATACATGGTGAAATATGATCGAGCAACCAAAATGTTCAATTCGGAAATGTAGGCATTTCCTTGGGGTGAAACAAGATAATGAGGAAGAGGAAACGGAAAGGGTTGTTTGCAAAGCCTTTCCAGATCGCATTCCAGAGGAGATTGCCTATGGCGAAAACCTTCATTCTGAACCATTGCCGGATCAAGGCAATGATATCATATATGAAAAGGAGTAAAAATGTATATCCCAGAATTCTTTGAAATTTATGAACTTGTGCCGAAGGATTTATTTGAAAAGTATGCCAAACAAAACAAGGTAGACAAACTTTGGCTGTTATTTGATGATCGGGTATTGATAACGGCTGATTTGTTGCGTCATCGTTTCGGAACCATTGTAGTCAATACGTGGCAATGGGGTGGTGACAGCACCTTGAGGGGTTTTAGACCTTTTGGCTCCGCGTTTGGCGCGGCTTTAAGTCAACATAAATTTGGAAGAGCTTTGGATTTGATTCCTGTCAAAGTGACAGCCGAAGAGATTCGTCAGGATATCATTGCAAACCCTGACCGGGAAGAGTATTCACTCATTAAGGCAATTGAAACTGACATCACTTGGTTTCACTTCGATGTAAGGAACCACAAACTTGCGGATGGCGGAATTTTCTATTTCAAACCATCGTAGTAATTGGATAATTACTACGAGTTTGTTGTAGTCATTTTGTGCTTGAAGCTATTGACTAGAGCGTTGCGGATGCAACAAAACTAATTACTACAAATGACCCCGGATGGGGCAAGGAGGCGGATGCCATGCCAGAACCAAAAGAGTGGAAAATCAAAATTGATGAGGAGTCAAAGTCACCTGTTTTTAGTGATGATGGAAAGCCAATTTACTTTGACCCGGATGGGAAGGAATTAGCACTTGACCCACCAGCCATGTATCAGAAGATAATTGATCTCGGTCTTGAAAATAAAAAGCACCGTGAATCAAACAAGTCATTGAGGACAAATCTTGATATCTTCGAGGGCATTGATGATATTGGCGAGTGGAAAACTAAGGCTGATGAGGCTTTGGAGAAGGTAGCTAATTTCAATGAAAAAGATTGGCTGGCCGCTGATAAAGTGAAGAAGTTAAAGGATGATATCAAAGACAGCTATGAAAAACAATTGACTCAACAGGCGGATGCCTTTAAGGAAAAAGAGGAGTCATTCGGCACGCGGCTGTCAAAAAAGGATACGCAAATTCGTGATCTTATGGTCAACAACAAATTTGCTACACATCCGCTTTTCAGTGGCACAAAACCAAAAACCAATGTACTACCCGCAATGGCTGTTGACCATTTTGGTAAACAGTTTAAGATCGAAGAAAATGAAAAGACCGGTGAACTATCTTTAATTGGTCATTATGCCAATGGAGATATTGTTTACTCAAAAGAGAATCCGGGTGACATTGCAGAATTTCGTGAAGCAATGAACCTGATTTTTGAGGCACATCCCGACAAAGATGCAATGATTCGCGGAGGTGCGCCCGGTACAGGATCTAGGGGTGGTGACGGTGATGGCGGCTTTGACGAAGATGATGAACTTAAAAAACTTGAAAAAGAATATGCCGCCGCAATCGAAGCAAAAGATGCAAAGAACAGTGTTCGACTTAAGAATGCTATCTTTGCATTGAGGCAAAAACGTAGAAGCGCGGCATAGCAACCATTTATAAGGAGTGAAATAAAATGGCTAACGTAAATGCTACCGCAACAACTTGGAATTGTCCTAACTACACTGGTGAACTTTACTTGATCGGCGCGAATCAAACGCCGTTCTTGAATATGATCGGTGGTCTTCAGGGTGGTGCCATCCGTACCGTTTCAGATTTCCAATTTCCGCTTGCTCAACCGTGGGCGTTGGAATCCGCCGCCCAACCTGCCGTCACCGAAACGGCATCATTGACTGCCCCGAATCCGTGGACTTATGTTCGTGATCAAGATGTTAACACGGTGCAAATTTTCCATCGGGCTGTCACGGTGTCTTATGCGAAGCAATCCGTTGTTGGTCAAGTCACGGCGGATGCTACAACCAACCTTGTAGATATTACAGGTGTGCAACCGGTTCAGAACGAAAGGGATTTTCAGATCTCCGCGCATATGCGTCAAATCGCGGTTAACACTGACTACACCTTTTTGAACGGTGCATATCAGCAAGCCACAAGTGCGGCTGTCGCGGCAAAGACTCGCGGTGTTATTACTGCATGCACCACCAATACGGTCGGTGCCGCCACCGCAACACTTGATAAGCCATTGGTTGATCAATTGCTTCGCACCATGGCGGCTAACGGTGCGGAATTTGTGAATCCGGTAATTTTTGTTAACGCATTTCAGAAGCAAAAGCTGTCGGATATCTACGGCTATGCGCCGCAAGATCGGAATGTTGGTGGTTATAACATCAATCAGATCGAAACCGACTTCGCCATTCTCGGCGTTGTTTGGGCACCGAACGTGCCTGCGGCAACGTTACTGATTGCGGATCTTTCCGTATGTTCGCCTGTTTTCCTACCTGTACCGGAAAAGGGTGTCCTGTTTTATGAGGAGTTAAGTAAAACAGGTGCGAGTGAATCCGGCCAGATCTATGGTCAGATCGGTCTTGACTATGGCCCGGAAGAATATCACGGAACCATCACGAATCTTGCGACTTCGTAAGCATCCTATTTTCGCGGTATTAGCGCGGTATTAGAATGTAGTAAACCTAAACAAACTAAAAAATAGGAGGTAGTAAAATGTCTTACGAAAAAGTCAAAAAGTGGATGGAAGAGAATCCGGGTGTCCATCCCAATATGCGCAAGTGGGCGGAAGGGGTCAATGCGTCAATTGGTGATTTTGTGACCACGACCACGACCACCAGCACCACGACCACCACTACAACCACCACCACTTAAAAGTGTTGTTGGGCTTAATGTAGTAAAGGAGTAAAACAATGGGTAAAAAACGAAAATTTTACAGGGCAACTTTGCCTACAATTGTATGGAACCCGAAAGAGGGTCGCGCCTTGGCTGAATTCGTTAACGGTCAATTTGAAACCGAAGATGATGAGGTCGCGGAAACGCTTAAGGATATCGGCTATCCAGAAGTAAAACTTGATGCAATTGATCCACCGATTTTGATTCCAGATCCAGTGCCGATAAGTCAGCCTGATGTAAAGGTAATGCCGCAAGGTATGACCGAAGCGGCAATGGCTATTAGGCAAGGAAGACAAGCGGAGTCAAAGAGTGTTGGATTTACTGTTGTTGGTGACTCGCTTGTGGATAGTGATAAAAGTAGCAATGAATCAGGCGGCAAAGATTTAAAACCCGCCGCCGCCGATAAACCCAAAAAAGCGGATAGTAAAAAGAAAACGACTACAGCCAAGGCAACAACCTCTAAATCAAAAACACGCAAGATTAAAAGGAGAAAAAAGTAAATGGCCGTCACTGAATACTCTACTGATGATGATTTAGTAAAGATTCGGCCTAACATCCTGACTTTGGGTGTGTCTGATTGGGAAGAGCAACACCGAGAAGCATTTTCGATTATCAATCGAGTGCTTATCTCCCGCTGGTATCGTGAGGTTGCGGAAGATAATGATGTGGATTGGCGCACAACCGAATTCGATCCAGAATTGGTTGACGTGGATCAATTACTACGATTGAGTTGCTACAAAACATTAGAGTTGATTTATATGTATCTTATGAAAGACTCACCCGAAGCGGATGGCTTTGAAAGGCAAATGGAACTCTTTGCTACAAAGTACAATAACGAATTGTCAGAATTGCTGGCATTGGGAATTAACTACGATTGGGATGATGATGATTCGTTTGCGTCAGATGAGAAATATCAACCGCGTCAACGAAGATTAGTAAGGTGTTAAATGCCGGAAGATATTACTACCGACCACACCATTGCTATACGCGGCCTTGACCGATTAATCAGAAGATTTGATCGGGCGCAAAGATATTTTCTGACAAAAGATCTAATGTCAGAAATTGCAAATTTTTTAATTGCGAAGATTCAATTGCGCACTAGTCAAGGGGTTGACGCTGGCGGTACGCCTTTTACTCCATACTCGCCGGGTTGGGCTTTATTCCGGCAGAAGACGGGCCATCCAACTGATAAAGTTAATTTGTTTTTTCATGGCACCATGATGAGTAGTATGACTTTCAGTGCTACAAAAGATACGGCAAGGATTTTCTTCTTGCCAACCACTGGCAAACCTTATAGATATGAAACGAAAAGCGGCGAACGGCGGGAGCGAAAACAAAAGATTACTTCCGCACAAAAAGCCTATTTTCTAAATGAGGATCGCAGATTTTTTGCGATATCCGCAAATGAGCAACAACAAATCTTGGATATGGTTTCCGAACATCTTCGCAATTTAATTTTTACGGATGCGGGAACTGATTAAGGAAGTAAAATGGCTGAAAACAGCAAGCGTGAACAGATCATTTTGTATGTAGTAAATCTGTTAAAAGAGATTTCATCGATTGGCACCGTGGTCAGAAAAATGCAAGCTTATTCTGATCTTGAATCATTTGCCTTGCCGCAATTCCCTGTAGCGGCTGTAGTTGGGCGGTTGCCTGTACCCGGGCCAAAGGTTTCGGGTCGCAAACCTGGTGGTGTAGAAATTATTCAATCGTCTCTTGCTGTAGATATTTTTGTTTATATTCAAGATAATGTAAATCCCGATACAGCAATATCTACAATTGCTGATGATATTTGGGTAAAACTCTATGCGGATCAAACCAAGGGTAATCTAGTCATTTCGACTACACTGGAACTCGATGAAAATCATGCTTATTGGGAGCCATTCGTGGCTTTCAAGTTAACTGATAATTCAATCTATGTGCATGATACAGGAGGCATTTAATCATGGCAACTCCGCATAATGTTCAAAATTACGCAATCGGCAAAGGCATTCTCTACATTGGCGAATGGTCAGGAAATACTCCGCCAACAGATCCGGCGGGTTATGTAGATATGGGCAACTGTACTTCGCTTGAGGTCGAGCCGACTTTGGAACGTCTTCCGCATTATAGCTCCAGATCAGGGTTTAGACAAAAGGATAAAACCCCTGTCATCCAAACGGAATATGCGGTTCGTTTTGACTTGGATGAACCCGCCGCAATTAACCTTAATAAATTCCTTATGGGAACGAAGGCAAGCAATGTAGTAAAAGCCTTGACCGAAACTGATAAGGAATATGCGTTGAAGTTTATTTCCGATAATCCGATCGGGCCGAATCAGATTTGGCGTTTTTGGAAAATGACTTTATCTCCAAATGGCCCGTTTCAATTGATCGGTGAGGAATACATGGTTATGAGTTTTGCGGGTGAAGGTTTGTCTGACTCCGCGAACCATGCGGATTCACCGTATATCACCATAACTTATGCAACCACAACCACGACCACCACCACAACCACTACAACTTAATAGCGGTTTTGTTGGTAGTAAAAGTGAATGGGAGAAAAATATGCGAAAGACGCATTCCTTTAAAATCGAAGATTATGATCGGTCGTTTGAGGTTTATGAATTGACGATACGGCAAATCATTGATCTAATGCAAGATGAGAAGATAACTGATAACTTATCGCTTAATGCGTTTAAGGAGTATTTCGGTGAGGCAATACTACCCGCAGTAACAAATGTTTCAATCGATGATTTGATCGATATGGCTCCAAGTGATATAAAAGTTATTTGGGATAAATTTCAAGAAACAAATAAAGTTTTTTTCGGAGCCGCCCGACAGTTGGGATTAGAGGAAGTGATACACAACTTGCGTCGGGCGATCATCGAAGACTTTTCAAAACTGCTTGTACCCTCATTGAGTCAGGACATATCTTCGTCTTAGATTATGGGTATTCGTTCTTTATCGATGCTTTGAATGAACACGAATTAATCAAATTCGACAAACAGAAGCAAACAGCTATTGCTGTTAGAACCGCAAGATTTGCGGATAAGCGGCAATGGCGATTATACTTGAGAAGAAAAGGATAAGCGAATGCCCAGTAGTGAAACTTTAGAAATATTACTTCGCCTAAAAGATGCGGCATCTAAAGGTTTAGATGAAGTAAATGCTGAATTAAAAAATACACAGAAAACAGCATCTTCAGCAGATCTTGAGTTGGCACAACTCCAACAGGAAATGCGAAAGCTTGGTCAACGTGCCGACAAAGTAACAAGCGATATTGATGATCTTAATAGGTCAGCCGCAAGAACGGCAAAGACTTTTGCTACGTTGCAAAGGGCTGGAAGTTTAATGCGCCGTGGCATTCGTGGTGTATCAGGTGCTATCTTCTCACTAAAAGGCGCATTTGCTGGTCTTGGCGTAGGTTTACTTGCAAGATCTTTTGTTCAAGCGGCATCTTCTGCCGAACAATACAGAACGCGGTTAACTGTAATTTTAGGTAGTCAAGCAAAGGCAAATGAGTTATTTCAGTCGATGGCTGAATATGCTTCAACTGTATCTTTTGAATATCAAGATATAATTGGTTCCGCAACGCAACTTGCCGGTGTTTTGAAAGGCGGAACAGCAGAAGTTGAAAAGTATATGCCAATTATTGCCGACCTTGCCGCAACAACAGGTCTAGGAATTCAAGAAACAACTACACAAGTCATTCGTATGTATTCGGCTGGTGCCGCGTCAGCCGATCTCTTCCGCGAACGTGGTGTTCTTTCCATGCTCGGCTTTCAAGCGGGTGTTTCTCATTCAGCAGAAGAAACCCGAAAAAAATTAATTGCCGCATTTGAAGATCCGCAATCCAAGTTTGCGGGTGCATCAGCCGCACTTGCTAGAACTTGGGGAGGTATGCTTTCCATGCTGAGTGATTCATGGTTTCAGTTTAGAAACCTAGTTATGGAAGCGGGTGTCTTTGACTTCATTCGAGCCGCATTATCTACATTCCTTGAATACATTAAACAATTGAGAAAAGAGGGTCGCCTAGATCAGTGGGCAAGGTCAATGGCGGATGGAGTTATTACGGCACTTGAAGGAATTATAAAAGCCGTCGCACTTTTGGTGGATTCTTTCAGAGGTTTGCAGTTAATATGGAATTCATTAAAAGTTGGTTTCGGTTTATTTGCTAAAGTCATAAACTTAGGAATGGCGGGTGTTTATGACATTGTGGATCAAGTTAGAGTGAAGTTACGTGAATTAGGTGTTGACGCACAAAAACTTGGTAGTATTTTAAAATACCTACCTGGAACTCAATCACTTGGTCTTATGCTCGAAGGCCTTGAAATGTCTAATGTTGAAATAGGCAAAATGGGTGATCATTTAAGGAATCAGGCGCAATGGTGGGATGATGTTGTAGAAGAAAGTAGTAAAGAGTTATCCGTTTTGTCTGAAAAGGAATCTGCATGGTCAAGAGTTAATACACTACTTGAAAAGATCAGAGCAAAGGCGGCTGAATATAGAGCAGAAGCGGAAAAAGCGGGAAAGGCACCCGGGCAAGCAAGAATACAATTGACTCCTGAACTTGGAAGATTTGATGCTTTAAAAAGTGAATTGACTCGCCTCAAAGCCACGACAGCTACGGCTTTAACGGAACTAGGTATTTTCTATGAGAATAGTAAAATATCACTTGACAAATACTTCAATGAACGTCTTGACTTATTGACTACCGGATATCAAAAAGAACGTCAGATATTGAAAGCACAACTTGAAACACTTGGCGTCGAAGATCCTAAAAAACGTCAACAGCAACTAGACAAAATTTTTGTTTTGGATCAGAAATATGAGCAAGACAAAATGAAGTTATTAGAGGAACGGCGCAAGGCGGAAATCAAGGCGGCTCAAGATGTTAGAGCAATTCAAGAATCATTAGCTACAATACGATCAAGAATAATTGCGCCAGCCGATACGGAATCAAGGTTTGCAGAAGAACGTGCCGCAATGGAACGTGCCCATGCCGAAGAACAACAGCAATTGATTACACACAAAGCATCACTGGATCAAATTGAAGAAGCACATCGTTTGCAACAATTGGAAAAAGATAAACTTGCAGCGGATCAAAGACAACAGGTTCTCGATATGTATTTAGAGGGGGCAATGACTAGTATCGGGTACTTGAATGAAGCATTTGGTGATTTGTATGAGGCAAGCGGTCAACAGATAAAGGAATTCTTTTATCTACAAAAAGCGGCGGCAATTGCGCAAACGGTTATTCAAACATATCAAAATGCGGTACTCGCATATCAGCAAGGTTTACAAATTCCGTATGTAGGCATTTATCTTGCGCCTATCTTTGCGGCAACGGCTGTCGCGGCAGGTATGGCAAAGGTTGCGGCAATTGCTTCACAATCACTGGCTGAGGGTGGGAAGGTGCGAACAGGTAAAGTCATTCGTCTTGATGACTACAGGCAAGGTGGCGGAAAAATCAAAGGAACATCTCCACACCCAAAGGCCGACAATGTTACTATCAACGCAACGGCGGGTGAATTTATGCATCCTGTCAAGTCTGTCAAATACTACGGTGAACGTGCAATGGAATTGATTCAGAAAAGAAGAATTCCAAAAGAGGTATTTGAGGGATATGCCCATGGTGGTACTGTTTTCAAACGTAGTGAAACTGTGATCAAGGGAGTACAACGATTAGCCGATGGTGGTATGGTTTTAGGTCATAGCCCACAATCCACTTCGGATAATATCACTATAAATGCAACGGCGGGTGAATTCATTCACCCAGTTGATGTAGTAAAACATTATAGTAGAAGGGGCATGGAAGCAATTCGGCAAAAGGTCATACCGCGTGAAGCAATTATGAATTTTGCGGCGAACATTAGACCGCCACAAACGAATTACTCCTATGCGTTTCAAACAGGTGGTGCTGTTGGTGGGGTGGATGGTCAGAAACCAAAGGAAAGTGGCCAGAATATTAATGTAGTCAATGTAGTTGATCCAAATATGATGGATCAATATGTTTCGACAACCCATGGGCAAAAGAACATTTTAAATGTAATTAGTCAAAATTCTTTTGCGGTAAAACAAATTTTAGCGGCGGAGTAAAATATGTCATATTATAATACAGGTACGGTCACGGCGTTTGCGGGTGCGTCAGGTTTACTACAAACCATTTTGGGTCAAATACTTGGTACTGAAGTAACAGGTGAAAACCTTAGTGGAACGGGTGCGGCATGGTCGGGCACACTTGCCAATTCGCCAGTTGGTTTAGGTCGGTTGATAATTAACTACGCTTTTTCATCGACCAATTATGAGGGTGTAGATGATGGGTCTGGAAATATTACAGGTACAAATATATCTTCCGGCTCAATTACATATTCGACAGGTGCCTACAGTATTACGTTTACAGGCACGCCTGATGCAACACCCACGGCTGACTACATATATGGAAATGAGGGTCAGGATTGGCGGCAGGAATTAAATCGAAACACAAGAGATAATCAAGGTGCTGGTTATACAGAAGTATGTTCACCCTGTAAAGAGGTAGTAATTTCCAATACAGGATTGTCAGGGCAAGAGGCAGTCATTGTGGGAATTCGTGAATGCTATTATGTAAGCGCAAATTTTTATGTTTGGGATTTGAATGGATATACTACATTCAATGATTCTGGTGAATGGGATCAGAATTCCGCATGGCATAATATGGATGCCTACAGTGCTACTTATAATAGCTTTACAGAACACCCACATTTACCACTCGTAGATGATACAATGAGTTATTGGGTTTACTCCAATCAACAAAGAATTGTTGTGGTTGTCAAAGTGTCTTCGAATTATGAGATTATGTATCTTGGTTTTGGAAGACGTTTTGGCAATCCCGGTGATTATCCGTTTCCGCTATTAATTGGCGGAACCACTACAAGCACATATCTTTACTCCGAAACATCATATTATCATCTGTGGCCTTTGGGTAGTTATAGACAAAACAATAGTTTAAATGTTTGGATTATAGATCCGGGTACAGGCATTTGTGCATGGGAGGGAAGTTTTGGACAAAACAATGGCCCGATTATATTACCTTATGATGCATGGAGTAATCAAGGTGCGCTTGCCCCAACAGAAAACGGTGAAAGGTTAATGACACCTGTTTACTACACGCCATATGATGATACAGGATCAGTGGTATGGTTTGATTTAGATGGAGTATATCATATAGCGGGTACCGGTATCCAGAGTGAAGATCACGTTAACTATGCGGGTGACAGATATCGGATTTTTCAGAATTGTCATCGAACAACTTATTATGACTACTGTGCAGTTTTAGAGGGTGCGGCTGTTTCGACAACCACAAGTACTACAACCACAAGTACTACAACCACAACGACTTAAAAGGATGAAGTAAATGACACTTGTAAATTATTCGTATCATGCAAATCCATCAAGCCATCATGATGTTTTGGCGAAGTTAAAAACATTTGCAGAGGCAAATGGTTGGACAAGCAATTACTACAATAATCAAAATAAGATATGGGGTGCAACAGGATCTTCGCCGCCTTACGGATGGATAAGTGGTTCTGAATCTCATTTGTCACTTTCATCTACAGGTTATGGTTCAAATGACTTGCATATGCGTTTTAGGTGTGAGGCAACGGGTAGTGATCCATCGGCTGAAATATGGTGGATGAGTGGTATAAATCCGGGTACAAGTACTACCCCTGATGGTAGTAGTTCAACGGAACCTCAGTTACAAAATAGCTATACTAGTCATCTTAGACAGAAAATATATTTATCTCCCGGAACGATGAGTGCTGTTTGGTTCTTTGGCAATGCAAGGTTTGTAATGATAGCACTTGCAATTGATACTTCGTTTATGTGCTTTATG